GTGCAGATAAAGCAGCGGTACATTTTAGTGACTTTAGAATGATAATTGGCAGGGGTTCAGGTTCAACTGTGAATTTTCCTTGTTGTCTGTTTAACGAGAATAAAACTTTTACGTGGAAAAGAATACAGCTTGTAAACGAAAGTCAGTATAAAAATAATATTTGGGGTATAGGAAGTGTAAACTTGGACGAGATAGACGATGGGGCATCTCGTGAAGAAATATTGCTTTACTCTCCCATGCTTGTTGCAGACGTAACTAACTACTAAAGGAGGAATCCCATGATTAAAACATCCTATCAGACACCTGAACTACGAAACGCCAATGATGAAGTAGTACAGGAGGGGGCATTCGGAAAGAACACAGCATTATCCAACAGTACCAATGACGGCTGGATAGATTATGTAATGAATGACCTTGAAGCACTGCATGACACTATTGGTGATTCTGCACCTACGCTTGATGGTAACGGACACGTTGTAGAGCCAGCTAACCTCGCTATCGGTGACGAAGATGGAATAAGGATTAAAACAGGGTACGTGAAAACATCAGGCGGTACTGTCAGCGGAACATTAAATATCGCACAAAACCTAAAGATGCAGGATAATCAGGAAAACGTATTCGGTGGTTTTTATGTTCCTGCATCGTCTGCGACAAGTCAGTTTTTACAGTTATATGGCGGCGAAACTCCGTCAAGCAATGGCGGTAATCTGCAATTACCCAGTGATGGTAGTTGGACGTTACAGGCAAAGAACGGCACAACGGCTTATAACCTTGTAGGCGGCACGGACGGAACGCTGAAATGGCGTGGAAATAATGTAGCGGTTACTGCTTCTCCTGCTTTTACAGGCACACCTACAGCACCTACACAGGCGACAAATAATAACACCACGAGGATAGCCACTACCGCATATGTAGTAAACGATTTAAAAGCAAATACACCGCTGTTGATTAATAACTTTGTTACTGTGCTTACTGCGGAAGATGATTTGGATGATATTACAACAGCGGGAACGTATATATGGTCTAACACTTCAAGGCCTGCAAATTCTCCGTGTGGTTATGCAAAAATGTTTGTGTTTAAAACTCAAGCAGGTTCTTGGACAACACAATTTGTGTTCCCACATACAGGGAGTTATGGCATTTGGCATCGCTCATCTAACGGCACTGTATGGTATGATTGGAAGCACCTTGCTTTTGCCGAAGATGTTCTTCCTCTTGCTGGCGGTACGATGACAGGCGAAATTACTCAAGAAGCAACGTATCCGTCATCGTATTCTGCTCACACTATTAAGTATACAGGACTTACCATTGGAGAGAATCCAACGGCATTACGGGCAGGGTATCCTTTGCGTTTTTTGGATGAAGCAGATTCTTTGCTTGGAGGTTTGTATTATAGTATTTCATCCACGGGAATTGCCGATTTTCGTCTGATTAATAACTGGCATGGGGATTTTGGCTTGCGGATGTACGCATCAACAGGTGGTAAAGGATTTTTCCCGTCAATCGACAACAATGTTGATTTAGGAAGTGGTAACTACCGATGGAAACAGTTATATGCAGGAACAACCACAATCAGCACATCTGACGAACGCTTAAAAGACAATATTACGGCTGTCCCCGATGCCGTATTGGACGCATGGGGAGAAGTAGGGTGGTATCAGTACCAATTTAAAGATTCCATTGCTGAAAAGGGCGAAACAAAAGCAAGGTTACACACGGGTGCTATTGCACAGCGTATCAAAGCAGTATTTGAATCTCATGGTTTGGATGCTTTCCGCTATGGTTTACTATGCTATGACGAATGGGATGCAGATTCTGCTGTTCGTGATGAGCAAGGCAATATTCTTCAGCCTGCAAGACCAGCAGGAAATCAGTATTCCTTACGTTACGAAGAAGCACTTTGTATGGAAGCGGCATATCAGCGTAGAAGAGCAGACAGGTTAGAGCAGAGATTAGAAGCTATTGAGCAGAGATTATCCGCATTGGAGACACTATGAAAGACATCTTGAAAGAAGTTTTTTCAAAAATTGAAGTTACGAACACATTAAAATCCGTCACAGACAAGGGCGTTGAAAAGCTGGCGGCAAGTGCGGTAGGGGCAACACTGTTGGATATAGGCACGATTTTCTTATTGCTGATGTTGCTGGAAATCATCGATATTTTTACCGCCTGTATTTTTCAAGCATCGTTACTCTATAAAGCTACCTACGATAAGCGGATAGTGGAAAAACGTGGTTCGTTGCTTACCTATATCAAGTACATATGGCAGGCACATCACTGGCGATTCGTGGATTCATACGCCTTGCGTGACGGCTTCTGTAGTAAAACAATCATCTATTCTCTGCTATTAATTACTGGATTTTTGATTGATTTGGTTTTAAAAATTAGCCATTCACCGATTCAGCCTGCATTAGTTATCGTTTGTTGCGTCCTATCCATAACTGAAGGAATCAGCATTTGTGAAAACCTTGATTCTGCTGGAATTAAGATAGCAGGAGAGATACGGAGCTTGTTGCAGAAAAAGAAAGAGGGGATAAAGTGAACAAGCCTGAAATCAAAGACTATGACCTTGATTTTGCCACATTAACAGAGCGATTGCGAACAGATATGGTAGTTGTACACCACACGGGAAACTTTGTCGATGATGATTTATCAGCGGAACAAATCCATTTCATGCACCTTGGCAATGGATGGGCAGGAATTGGCTACCATTTCGTAATCAGAAAAAACGGAATCATTGAGCAGGGGCGACCAATAGAAATGATAGGCTCACATGCTTATGGCGAAAATTGGCATACAATCGGCGTTCACTTGTGTGGAAATTTTGAATATGTTGAGCCAACACCAGCACAGATAGAATCAGCGGCATATCTTATTGGCTGGATATGCGAAACGTACAATATACCCACACATCGCATTGTAGGGCATCGTGACCTTATGGCAACAGCCTGCCCCGGCAAGTACCTTTATGAGCAGATGGATACGCTACGTGGTAAGGCGGCGTGGTATATGCAACACTATAAACACGGGTATTATGAGGAGAACGCATGAATGAAATCAAACAGTTTTGCAAGGAAAATCCTAAATTTGTTCTGTCTTTCATTGGTGTTTTCATTGTGTTTCTTGTCTGCTCATGGATATTGTATGACGCAGAACGAAACGATGCCGTATACAGTGATACCGACATCATTGTGGACGGAATTGACCAACGACTTAAAGACGCAGGAAAACGAATTGATGCAGTTGCAGGATCGGTTGAACAAACTGAAAAAGCCATCACAGACACTTCAGAACGAATTGACCGAAGCAAAGAATCTGCTGGAGAAATCGAAGTTGGAATTACAGAATGCCAAAACCGACTTGACAGCCTTACGCAGCGACAAGGCAGAATTAGAAATATCATTGACGAAGTTGAAAGAATCAATAGACAGAGAGCGCAGGATTCACAAAAGGCAAATTTGGCAGAATAGAATATGGACATTCATTGTCGGAACTGGCATTGGTTTTGCCGTTCATAAATAATTCACAGCCTATCATCCGCAAGGGTGGTAGGCTTTTTTTTATTGGCAAAATTTTGGCATTCAGACGGATTCCGGCAAGGGTGGTTTACATTATTTTTCATGTAAAATTTTGGCATTCAGATGATTTTTAATGTAATCATTTTGCGGTTTAATTTAATCATTAAGGATTCTTTGATGTTGAAAGATGTTGAAATTTGTGGCATTCAAAAGGATTCCTTGCATTCAGTGACATTCAAAAATTTTCGCATTCAGTAGAAATCCGGCATTCAGCGGAAAAGGATTCCTGCCATTCACCGCAGGCCGAAAAATTTGGCATTCAGTAAAAATCCGGCAAAGGATTCCTTGCAGTTTTCATTCAGCAGAATTTCTGGCATTCAGTGGAAATCCGCAGACGATCCCTTTTATTTTTAAAAACTTGAAAATTTTTGGCATTCAGCGGAAATTGAGAGGGCAGGGAAGTGGCTACGGCTTGTAGGCAGTTATAAACTGAAACATTATCCGATAACGGTAAGTTTTGTTTACCTTTAAATTTTGGTTCATTGTAAAATGAAATTGCACAATAAAAATTGAAAATAAAAATCCATGTTGGTATCTTTACTGTTAAGATTAAGTCACCACACAAAATCAAACAGGAGAAAGATCAACATGGATCAATCTAAAGATACCACATTTCATCAAAAAGGGAAACACTTTTCTCAATCAGATCGGAGAGAACTGCAAGGAATCTTACGTACTGCCAGGCATCTGGGACGAGCCTTTTCCCTTCGTGAACTGGCCCGACTTATGCACTGTGCGCCAAATACCATCCGGAATGAACTGAAGCGTGGTGCACATCCCCATACCGGACATTACGGTGCAGCCAGAGCCCAGCGGGATTACGAACGAAAGCATCAGAATAGTTGTACCAAGTTCAAGCGCTTTGTGGTCAGTCCCTTCGTAAAATGGGCTGTCCAGAAAGTGAAGCAGTTCCACTGGTCGTTAGATGCCTGTGTCGGATACGCCCGAAAGCATTCTTTGTTTCCAAAAGAACAAACGGTCTGTACTAAGACCCTGTACAACTATGTGGATGCCTGCCTGTTTCAGGATGTGCGTAACATCGACCTTCCGTTAAAGGTTCGCCGTCATACCCATCCAACCGTGGTTCGCCAGCACCTGAAGAATCTGGGACGCAGCATTGAGGAACGTCCGGTCGAAGCGACGCAACGTACCGAGTTTGGACACTGGGAAATTGACACGGTCATCGGGAGAAAGAGCAAAACGGATAAAGTGGTTTTGTCTCTGTGCGAACGGATGACCCGAAAATATATCGGGATCCAGATTTCCGGGAAGAACACGAATGCTGTAAAAGCCGGATTCCTTCAGTTAAAAGAATGGTTCGGCAGCAAGTTCTCCGAGGTATTCAAGACCATTACGGCGGATAACGGGAGCGAATTTGCAGACCTTTCCTCTTTGGAGAGGGAAGAAGAGACAACGGTTTACTTCGCGCATCCGTATTCTGCCTGGGAACGTCCCAGCAATGAACGGGGCAACGGACTCCTTCGCAGGTTCATTTCCAAATACAGGCGAATAGATGGATACGATACGGATGAAATCTATTTTACCTGTGAATGGGCGAATGATTTACCACGAAAGATTTTGGAATACTCCACACCGAATGAGTTGTTTGAAAAAGAGTTAGACCGCATTTACAAGGCTTGATGGGATTTTTCAAAAAGTGTGCAACTTCTTATTGCAATTTACGACCTTTAAATTTTGGCAAATTTTAAAGTTTTGCACAGCGGACTATACGGAAAAATCTGCACACCGCATTATACAGAAAATTGCACAATGACTTATACGCTTAATTGCATGAATGCTTATACGGAAAATTTCACGCTGACCTATACATAAAACTGCACAGAACGCTATACGGAATTTTCCACGCTGATCTATACGGAAATCCACGCTTGCTTATACAGAATTTTGCACAGCCAACTATACGCCAATGTACACAGCCTTATACACAGCAATGCACACTCCGCCATACACGCACGAAGTACGCCACGCTATACGCACATACGCACGATGCACACGCACCTATACGCCACGATGCACAGCCGCCTATACATATAATTTGCACGTCCGCATATACGTTATTTTGCACACGCATATATACAGTTTTGCACGTTGCCTTATACGCTTCCGGCCTTATATTATAATTTTGCACGTGTGTATATACGCTTTTTTGTTGCCATCTGATCCCAGGGCGGACGCAAAAAGCGGTATAATATCTATTAGTTTATAAAATATATCGAATAGATTATAAACGGTTGAAATAGCGCTATAATGCGTTTTGACGCTGTTTTATAAAAATGCGATACTTTATATTAAAATAAAATAGGTATGCGTCACAAGCGATTATATAAAGCGGTATTTTCCTTTACTATAGCGGTATTATTTGGATATATAAAAACACTTATGAAAAGCAAACCGCTGTTATAAGGCAAATAAAGCACTTTTAAAATTTTGCTTTTATCCTGGCGGCCTGATCCATTGGCAGCGAAAAAAGGATCATAAAAAAATATCCTGCTAATTATAGCAGGATATAAAAAGAAATAAGGCCGGATTTTTCCGGCCTGCTATGGTTATTTAGTTTTTATATCATTTTAGCAAGATAATTAAAATACAAATAGCGAATAGAATTATAAAAAATGTTAGCATGTATTTCACTTCCTTTTTATTGAATAACTGTAATTTCTTCTATAGTGGCCGTATATAAATTACTTTCACATAATCCAATATCTAAACATTTTTTAATATCGTTGTTATTGCTGTCTTTCGTTGTTTTCAAAAATTTGTTTTACAATGCTTTTAAAAAAATCATTTGCTTTTTTTTGATCCAAAATTATATATTTTTCGGGAATTTCGTATACTTCCTTACATGTAATTAAATACGCTTTTTTCATGTTTTTATACCTCCTTTTGAAATTCTGAAAAGATGCACAAAAATTGACAATAGCACCCAGAATTTAAGTTATAAAATTTTGTTGTAAAAAGCGGATCATAACACTTTTTAAAAATTCCATTTTTAAAATTTTCTTTTGTTTTTCTCCAGCATTCTATATATAATTTAAACCATGCAAAATTAAAATATTTTGTTGCATATCCCTGTTTAATTAAAATGCTTTTTATATCGTTGTATTGATTTTTCCAATAATTCTTGTTTGTCATTTTATAATACCTCCGTATTTATTTTTACTCCGATAGATTTTTCTGGGATCGTAATTTTTTCTTTTAAACTAATTACTCCATATGCAAGGCCATATAATATATTTATGTATTCGTTGCGATAATTCCGGCGTAAAAATTCAATAGTGCTGTTTACTTTGTTACTTGCATCCGATAAAGTTTTATAGTAATTACTTACAATATAAATTTTGCTACCCCGCCAAAACGCAATGTAATAATATTTCATTGTTTTATACCTCCTTTTTTTATGTTTACGCTATTTTGAATAAATTCATATAAGAATTTTTACTGTATAATTTTTTCATAATATCGGCGGTGTTTTGCGGCGTTGTTTCAATTTCTTCTAAATCTGATTTTATTTCAAATAACATAATTTCAAACATCGCTTGACATCCTGCATAAAAAGCATTTTGTGCTTTTTGTATATCCTCTTTTATTTTGTTTTCTTCCTCATTATTACAAGCATAGTTTATTTCAAGTTTATTTTCCATTAAAAAATTATCAAAATCAAAGTCGGTTGCGTCGCTATAATCATTATAATTAATACGGTTGTATTTTTCTTTTATTGATTCTATATTGCTGTTGATTTCTTTTGTAATTTCTAACATTTTTTATACCTCCATTTCTGAAAAATTTTTAAATTCTGTTGTCAGCCCGTCGGGATCGTAAGCATATTTTTGCATCCATTTATCAAAATGAAATTCTAAATACGATTGAAAATTATTTATTGCGTTTTCGTTATTTACCATTTTTTTAATAGCATCACACAAAATTTTTGCATTTTTTTCGTTGTTAGTCATTTTTATTTATCCTCCCAGCATGATCTTTTCCAAATTATAAATTCATATTTCGCTTGCTGTGCTGCTGTTTCCCGTAATTGTGGCAACAATTTAATTTTTTGTCTATCGGTATAGTGGTTTTCAATAAATGATAACATCTTAATATTTTCGCTATATTGTTTTGAGATTTCGTTGTAAAACTCTTTTACTTTGCAAAATTCTGGAAAATTATTTTTATAAAAATCTTTTTGCATTGCTGTTAAAATACACAATTTATAGTATTTTTCAAAACTATTATTTAAATTTTCTATGATAGTTTTCATTTCATGTGTTAACATTTTTTAGTAACCTCCTTTTAACTTTCAAGATACCAATACAAATTGTTGCTAACTTCCTCATACGCAAGCCAAGCTAACAAATTTTGATTGTATATATCCTCACAAAATGGATCATCGCTGTCCCAGTCACGCAAATCTGATAAACTGTTTAAAACTCCGTCTTGTATCATTTCATTGACAAGGTTTATAATTTCTTTTTTATACTTTTTGAAAAATGCTGTTGTATCAGAATAACAGATCATACTGGACACAATACCGGTAACACAACCGTGTTGAACGTCCTCACACCTGGCAATAAGTCTTTCCTTTTTGTTACCGCTGTAATTTTTTGCATCCTCAAAAATGTCTCTTAATACGTATTTATACATTTTATTGTTTTCTTTTCCCATTGCTGCCAATGCTTTTTTAATTGTGCAATCTTTACAAGTGATATTTTTTAACATTTTATTTTCCCTCCCGTGCTAACTGATTATATTTTTTTATTGCCTGTCTTATTGTGTATAAAATATAAGTTTGTGTTCCCATTGATCCGTATATAGTGATGTTTCCATAACCATTTACATAGATACTTGAAATATTTTTAAAATAACTTTTTTGCTTTTTTTCTTTTGATACCCGGTTTTTATAGTATGCGCCTGCATACCAACCGCCGCCCGTGCTGATTAATTCCATTTTTTACACCTCCACACAACACAATAACATAATTAAAATTGTAATAATTTCGTCAAAACTCATTTTTTTATCACTCCTTTTATACCTCAATTTTTTATGATTATCTAAAATGTATTTATCTTTTACTATAATAAGTATAGCATAAACTACAATAAAATGCAAGTGTTTTTTATAGTTTTTTCTAAAATTTTTTTATGTTATTATTGACATTTTTTATAAAAAGTGATATTTTTAAAATGTAATCATTTTATAAAAGGAAGTGACACAAACATGGATATTAAAAGCGCAATAAAATTAATTAATCAATCAGCTGGGAAAAACGGATCAGCTATTGCAAAAGAATTAAAAATCACGCCGGGCGCATATAGTCAATATTTGAATAGTGATTTTAGCAGTATGATTCGATTTATTGAAATTTGCAAAATTTGTAATTGTGAAATAACAATTTCAAATAAAAACGGTTTAAACATTAAATTGTAAAAATATGTTTGCAATAAAACACTAAATTGTATAGAATATTATATACAAATTTAATACTTTAATTTGTGAAAGTATAAAAAGCCTTGCAAATACGCCCAGAATGACGTATAAACAAGGCTTTTTTCTATGCAATAATTTATATTAGCAAGGCAATAAAAACACAATACAAGCGATTTTAACGAGTCGCTTTTTTCGCATATATGAATAATTTTATATTTTACTGTTATATGTGAATAACTTATAACAAATAGCTGTTCGTTTACAGTTTTGCGTAAATAACAGCTATTTTTTATTATTGGTTTACAATGTTTATACCGTTACCATTTACTATTCCTATTACTATACTATGCTATTATAATCATTGTATACTATGCTACTATGAATTAAACAATGGTATCATACTATGATATAATAACCGGCTATGATATAATAACCGGATGCTATGTAATGGATCATATTATCAATGGATCAGGGCCAGCAGGGGAACACAATACAAAATACAAAATACCATAACCAATAACTATTTTATATTTTGGTTATTGGTTACTATATCCATATCAATATATAATTATGTAATTATCTATATCACAATGGCACAAGGGCCAGCAGGCAAGGCAACAAAACAAAACAAAATATAAATATCAATGGATCATATCGGCCAGGCCTTGTATTGTTACCATATCAGCAATGGATCATACTACAATATCATATATAATATATAAATACACATGTCTTTATATAATATACATTGTTTACATTTCTCTATTTCTAACTAACTAAATATTCTAACAATTCTTTGAATGAAACTGTCAGAAAATATACTTCACAGGTTTAGGTACTTCCACCTGGGGGCGGGGGACGCACGGTCGGCTACCCCGCCCAAAGTCTGCCGATTTGGTTTTTTGGAAATAGGTTTACACACTAACGAGAAAATTGGTCAAAAATCAATAAAAGTGTAAACCTAAATAGATTTACACTTTCCACAAAAAACATTGTAACATTTTTTAATTTTTGTAAACGTGACTTGTAAATATGCGGTGGTATGGTGTAATATAGTAGTGGACTATGCAGCGAGTTGAACCTTGACATAGAGGACGGCATTATGGATGGTGTATTTTGTACACGTTGACATGGTGGCCCGCCATTTGATATTATTTACAAAATAAATTATGCTGTAACAGTATTTCAAATAAATCTGAGAAGATTTAACAAAGGTCGGCAAGGTTTGTTTTTTTAATATGAAAAAATTTTAAGTGTAAAGTCTCTCAGGTTGAGAGACTTTTTTTGTAACCGGAACAGTAAGCCGGAATAGTATATTATTTTAGAAGGGGATTTTTCATGAAAACAGCAACAGAAAAACGTAAAGACTTGCGTATGCTTTTGTCCGGTAAAGAAATTGTCCTGGCGCCCGGGGTCGGCGATGCGCTGGCTGCAAAAATTGCGCAGGTTGCCGGCATCCAGTGCCTGGCTATGGGAGGCTACAGCGTTACGGCGGTTCACCTGGCCCAGCCTGATGTTGGACTCTTATCCATGACGGAGATGGCAACGGCGTTAAAAGAAATCTGTGATGCGACGGATATTCCCGTTATTGCTGACGGTGATAACGGATACGGCAATGCCCTGAATGTGATCCGAACAGAATATGAATTCGAAAAGGCCGGCGCTGCCTGTATCTTTTTTGAAGACCAGGTGTGGCCGAAACGTTGCGGACACATGGACGGCAAACAGGTCATCACAATGGAAGAGCATGCCCAGAAAATCCGCGCGGCAGTTGATGCGAGGATTGATAAAGAAACCCTTATTATGGCAAGGACGGACAGCCGGGCTGTATATGGCATAGACGATGCAATTGGCCGTTGCAAAAAGTACGCGGAAGCCGGGGCGGAGGTTTTGTTTGCTGACGGTCTGTGCAGCCGGGAAGAAATAGAACGGTTTGCCAAAGAGCTGCAAGGGGAGGGCGCTTTCCTGGTAGCGAATATGATTGAAGGCGGAAAAACACCCATCATTCCCGCTAAAGAATTGGAACAGATGGGATATTCCCTGGTATTTTGGGCCTGCAGTGCCGTTTATACCGTGTCCAAAGCACTGTATGACCTGTTCAGCGGCTTAAAAGCCAATGGCACAACGGAAGCTACTGTAGCAAATATGATCGAATTCGGGCGGTTTAATCATTTTATCGGACTGGACCGTTATAAAGAAATGGAACGCAAATATAAAGTAGACAGGGATGACTGAATAATGACAGGGGCCTTTGGCAAAATTGCCGGAGGTCCTTTATCATTTTAGTATGGGCCTTTTATTTCTTGAAGAAGTATGCCTTGACGAATTCGAAAGGCTTTAAGCATGAACAGATTTTTTTGTAAAAACAGAAAAGATTTCGGGATTATCTGGAATTATTTTATTTTAAAATCATACGGCTGCTGCCATGTAAAAAACATATTTTTCTTGTAGCCTGTATATGGATTAAAAGAGAAATATTGGTTAAAACAGATGAAATTCTATTTTTAGATATGGTATAATAACATAAAGTGTTTCAATTTAGTATGTTGCTTGAAGGAAGGAGGATACCGATGAAGAAGTTGTTTGCGTTGGTTCTCTCGTTCTGCCTGTTGTGCGGGGTTGCCTTTGCGGAAGGTGAACCCTCTGCAGATACCGGGAACAGTGAAAATAAATCCGGTTCCCTGAATTTGGGCTCCCTGCCTGAACGCAAGACCGTGAACTCCCTGACGGATGTGCTGACCTCCCAGGACGCGGATTATATCCAAAAAGCAATTTCCGATTCGCTGGTAAGCTATGCGGAGAAGGATGACTATGGGCCATCCACAACGTGTGAACGCTGGGATTTATGGTACATACCGGACGAATACGGAAACAATGGGAAACTTGTCCCCGGTGGTGATTTGATCCGTGGGAAGGCAGCGTTCTACAAAAGGATTTGGGAGCATGATGAAACAGGAGATTAAGGAGTTCTATGAAGAAAACAAAGATTTTATTATCGCTTTTGTTATCGTTGCAGTTCTGTGCTTGGCCGGTGTGTGGTTGGTGCATGACTACACCAGAAACAAGCCAGTCTATAACCATACCGATGACGGAGTGGAACGGCTTGAAAAACGACTGGATGATATTGGACAGCGAATTGACAGCTTACAAAAACGAGTTGTCGAAAATCAAAAAACCGTCGAGAGAATTACTGGAACAGTTAGCGCAGGCAGAGAAAATGCTGAACGAATTGAATCAGGAATTACAGAAGCAGAACGAAGACTTGACAACGCTATCCAAGCAAGTGGCAGAATCCAAAACAGAATTGCAGACATTGAAGCAGCAAATCAAAAAGGAAAGGTCTATCCATAAGAGACAGATATGGCAAAACAGGATTTGGTGCTTCGTTGGCGGGGTCGCAATCGGAACTTGCGTTGCTCATGGTAAGTAACACGCAAGATACACAAAGTGATGAAAACCCAGTCGTAGAGCGAAGTATGGTTCACGTTAGATGAGCCACAATACCTGTGAGTTGAATATCAGAAAGTCAGTAAAACCGCTGTATCGTGCATGGTACAGCGGTTCTTTTAATTTGCTGAATTGTTTAAAATTGAGTAAAATTTAATTCGTAAGTGACACGCAATATACAAGATTAAAGACGGTTCACCGCGTCAATAAGCTGTTGGATGGTCTTGTGGGTGTAGACACGCTGTGTTACAAGTGACGAAGAATGCCCCATAATCAACTGTATGGTTTTGGGACTGATCTCTGCGTTATCTAACAGCGTGGCGCAGGTATGTCTGCCATCGTGGGGGAGATGGTCTTTTAACAATTCAGAACGTTTCCATATCTGTTTTGTCATACTCTGAAGATCGTATGGTTTGCCTTTTGCCGTAACGCACAAATACTCGTTATCAGGATTATACCATCCCTTGATGATGGGCATTATCTTGTCGGCAATGGGAATGACACGGTTTTTACCGGCGGTCGTTTTGATGCCGCCTACCATGTAATGTTTGTCAAGAAATACATTTTCTGTCCGTATCTGCAATAATTCGGAGGGACGCATTCCGGTATAGATATACACCAAGGCAAAACATGCCCCAATTTCGCTCAGATTTGCCCACAGACGCGTTATCTCTTCGGGGGTAAAGGGTTTATGCATGGTGCTTGCTTCCGTGGCAGGAACGCTGCATAACGACGCGTAGTTAATGGTTACCAATTCACGATCGATGGCAAAATTGAAAAGCTGGCTGAACAAAAGCTTGATATTCCGTTTTGTTGCCGGACCTTTGTCGCAGTGGTCAATTACAGCCTGTATGTGGCGCTTGCGAACCTCCTTAAAGTTCATGTCGGTCAATGTTTTCGCATTTTTATAGGCAGAGGTGTAACGCTTGTTGACGGTCTGCTTTTTATCCGTTTTCAACCATTCGACCCACATGTCATACACTTGTGCGATGGTAAGAGATGCCTCGGCAAGGTCGTAGGGATTGGCGTTATAGGCAGATAACGCTTTCAATGCTTCGGAACGCGTCTTATAATAGCCAAGATACTTAACTATTTGTTTTGCCTCGTCCGTCCAGCCTATCGTGATGCGGACGGCATAGGGTTTTCTTCGGTTGCCGGACAGTTTACTGATACCACCGAATCCGTTAGGTAACCGCATAATCTTGACACCCCTTGTTTGATAAAATAAAAATTGCGTTGTATAATAAATTATACGCTATCAAAAGCTACGTTTTAGGAAGCACACCCGCTGCGGGGCAAACGCTAATCCGGCGCAGATAGCTTTTGGTGAGTGTATGCTTTAACAGGTCGGTGGTCTATGTAAACACAAGGCGCACCACGCTGTGTTTACTGCCTGCCTGTTATATGCTGCCGACATCGGATGGAAACATTCGATATTGAACGTTGCAAGCTCCACCCGGAACGGCTTGTGACGTTCTTTTTTTATTTAACTTGCTGTTGTAACCAAACTTGCAACAAACTTGCAACCAAAATCAAATATAAAACATGTCAACCATGCGTGTTTGCGTGGTAATGTTGCAACTAAACTTGCAACAATTTTAACTTGCTTGCAACTTGCTAAACCGTCTCGAATTCGAGGCGGTTATTTTTTTGTTACCACATGACCTAAATAGGCAAAAAGAAGGCAGATGGCAACAACTCCATAGGCATTACCGACAATTATCCCTTCAACAAATGAATAAATAACGACAAGTGCAATTATTGCCAAATATATATATCCAGCCCCTCCACGCCCAGTGAACATTAAAAAAAGCATTACAATAAAAAGCCCCATCATCAATTTGTCCATAACGGCATTTCCTTTCATTCTTCTTTATGGCAATACTTTTCTATCTCATTCACATCTTCATCGCAGTACAAATCCCCATTACTAATATGTCTTAATTCATGTTCGTATGACTTTATGTTCATTTCATGGCTCATCCTGGCATTAAGAACGATGCAGGAGTTCCCATCAAAATCATTTATAACGTATCCACGGCAATCACAGGGCAGGTCAAGTAATATGGTTCTCAATCTATGTCTCCTTGTTCTTTGGCTTTCTGATATCTAATAAAGGCCATTATCTCTTTTACACTTTCAGGCTTGAGATTTTTTGTAGCATCCAACAACGCACGATAATTAGGGTTGTCTTTTAGCTCCTGGGCAAGAGCTGCGGTTTCAGGATCGGTGTAGTATGTGTCCAAGGTAACGCCCAAAAGATAGTCCGTTGAAACTTGAAAATATTCAGCGACTTTTAAAAGCTTATCAGAGCCGGGGGCTGATTTTTTCCATTTAGAAATAGTTCCAGCTCCAAATCCTAACGAATCTTCAAGTTTTGGAATGCTGATTCCATGGGAGTTACAAAGCTTTCTTATTCTTTCTACTAACATAAAAATCACCTGCTTGAAAATTTTCATAAAAAACACTTGACAACATGAATATTTTCAAGTATTATATGGGTGTGGGTGAAAATATTCATGCAAAACCTATCCTTGTGAAACTGAAAATATTCTATTGTGTATTGTTATTTTAGAATATTTTCATACGTTAGTCAAGCTGAAAGGGGGTAAAAAGAGTCATGCTCGATAAAATTAAAAAAATGTGTAAAGAACGTAACATAAGTATCCCAAAATTGGAAGATGAACTTGGTTTAGGCCGTGGAACAATCTACAAATGGGAATCGGTTAGTCCGTCTGTAGTGAATCTGAAAAAAGTGGCAGATTTTCTCGGCTGCACATTAGATGAGTTGGCTAATAACGACAGTTAAAGGAGGATACCATGATTAGAGCATTAGGACGCCATTATAAAGTCAAACTTTTCTACGAGGTAGAGGTTGATGTCATTGCCCACGATGAGGATGAGGCCCAGGAAACAGCCGAACGTTATGTAAGCGATCTGCTGGACGATGATGAGGTTAAGATTCTTGATTGTGATGTGGATGAACCCGAATGCGGTGAAGAGGCATTGGAGATTATCAGAGAGGATGATTGAGATGTTGGAATTGTTAGATCGATTCGGTGGTTGGTTGGAATGGCAAATAGACCACAATGATTACCTATTCGGATTCATCGCCGCCTTTTATATTTTCTTCTTCTGTTGGGTGATGGGAATCATCGATGTGGTGATGAAATGAGTAATTTTTCGGAGAATTTAAAAAAGCTCCGCATACGGAATGGGTACACCGTTGTAGAGCTTGCAAAGATACTTAAAATTGGGGAAAGCACATACAGGAATTATGAGAACGCAAGACAAGAGCCTGTAGTCACAACACTGTATAAGATGGCAAAAGTACTGCATACCGACTTCAACGGATTGTTGGGCGGGTATATTCCTAACAGTGAAGTGGACAGGGCTTTAGGGGAAGTCATCCAGAGTCTGAGAGACCTAAAGGAGAAATGGGATGGTCAAGGTTAGTACAGCGAAAGCGGCAGAAATGATGAACAAAGGTCAGCAGTTCGTCCGCATCGCACTACAGAGGGGGTTGGTGCCATTTGGGTTCGCAGTAAAGCTACAAGGGGAAGACAGCCGGTATGACTACTATATCAACCCCAAGCAGTTCTGCGAGTACCTTGGCATCACGGAGCAGGAGCTGACAGAACGTGTTAAGAAGCGCGAGGCGAAGGGAGAGGGAATCCATGAACCGCTTTTTGAATAGCTGGTGGTTTACATTCTTTGCCAGTGTTGCAGTATTGGCAATACTGATAGCCATTGCGGTAGACCTTGTGGTCATATCAGTTGCAGGGCATTCACTTTGGTTTCCTTACCCAAAATAAAAAAGCACCGGTAGCCAGCCGGTGCCGTTACGAAAGGAGCTACCAATCAACACAATTGATTGAAAAGCTTATAGTCATTATAGCATGGAATTTGGAAAGGGGCAAGCATGAGTAAAACAAGATTGTTAATGACGGTCGAAGAAGCCGTACATAAACATGACAAGTGGTTGGAAATCCGCAACACGGGCATTGGTGGCAGCGACGCCGGTGTGATTATGGGGTTAAACCCCTACAAAAGCCGGTTGAGGTTATGGATGGAAAAGACAGGCAAGACGGAACAGCCGGACCTGTCCGACAACGAAAGCGTGTATTGGGGAACGAAGTTGGAGGATGTGGTTGCAGAATACTTCACCGAAAAGACGGGGAAGAAGGTGCGCCGGTGCGGAACCTTGCAGAGCGTTGAGCATCCGTGGCTTTTGGCGAACGTAGACCGATTAATCATCGGTGAAGATGCAGGTTTGGAAATCAAGACCGCTGGTGTGGGTCAGTCCAAACTGTGGAAAGATGATGAGATACCGGACAGCTATTACGCACAGTGCCAACATTACATGATGGTGACAGGCTGTGAAAAATGGTACATTGCCACGCTGATTGGTGGCAATAAGGGACTTATTAAAGAAATCCCACGGAACGATGCGTTTATTGATGATATGTTCCACAAGGAGGCTGCGTTCTGGACGCTTGTGGAAAACGACACTATGCCGGAAGTCAACGATGGGTTGGAAGATACCGCAGATGCACTACTGGAATTGTACCCCCAGGCGAAGCCGGAAGCGTATGCGGAGTTGGAATGCACGGACGAAATCGAAAAGATTTTTGAACTGTACGAAGAGGCTAAACAGGCCAAAGAGCAATACGAGAATTTGGAAAACGAATGCAAGAATAAGATCAAAAGCCTTGTTGGTGACAACGAATACTGCAAAATAGGTGACAAACACAAGGCAACCTGGTCTAACACGGCAGGTAGGGTCACACTCGATACGAAAGCGTTACAGAAAGATTTGCCCGACGTGTATGAAAAGTATAAAAAAGTCGGTAAAGCCAGCCGACGGTTCTCGATGAAATAAGGGGGAGTAAACATGACGGAAGGAGCTATTCAGACAATCAGTAGGCATGTCAAGGAATACCGGTACATGCTTGGGTTGAATCAGTTACAGTTTGCGGAACGCTGTGGGCTGGATGTTGATAGGATAAGGGAACTTGAACAGGGAAAGGGTGCTACACGCAATGCGATCGAATTGTTGCGGATAGCGGAATCTTGCAACGTGCAGTATTCTGACCTGTTCACAAGGAAAGACGATACCATCGTTAAAAAGAACGCAGACCTACCAGACGGCGTTTTGGAAGGAATTAAGAATGCCATCGACGGTGGTGGCATCAGTAGAAAAGATTTAGCTAAAAAGATGGGTGTATGTTACTCCAACATAAGCTTTTGGCTTAATGGAGTTACCGCGTTTAACCCATTTAATTTTCAAAACCTTATAACCATTTTAAACCTCAATGCCACAAAGCTTGAGGCGATGGCAGCGAAACAGACAGAAGAAAGACCTGTGGTTGAGGAAATGGCATCCGAACCCGAGAAAAAAATTTACCCCTTGCCGAGACCAAGGCCTGAACTTATCGGTGAAGAACCGGATAAAGAAGAACCGAAAGCCACAGAAATAACCGACCCTGTCGATGAACGCATCGCGAAAATCATGCGTTTATATATGAGCATTGATAGATACCTTACGCAATTGGATGAAATTATAAAAACAGCATCTAAACTGCACGATGAATTAGCAAAACTGAAATAAGAGGAGGAAGTTAAAATGGCAAATGTAAAAACAGGAGTGACCAAAACGAACAATGAAGTGGCACAGGTAAAACAGGTAGGATTAAAGGGGCTGCTGATGAGTATGCAGGGGCAGATTGCCAAGGCTCTGCCGAGCGTTCTGACACCGGAGCGGTACACGCGTATGGTCATGACAGCACTGTCCACCAATCCGCAGTTACAGCAGTGTACACCAGAAAGCTTTTTGGGAGCGGTTATGCAGGCCGCACAGTTAGGGGTAGAACCCAACACCCCATTGGGTCAGGCGTATCTGATTCCGTTCAGAAACAAGGGTCGGTTGGAAGTACAGTTCCAACTTGGCTACAAAGCCTATTTAGACCTTGCCTACAGGTCGGGTGAGGTAACCATCATTGATGCACAGGCCGTGCATAAGAACGATGAGTTTGAATACGAGTACGGACTCGATCCGAAGCTGAAATTCAAGCCGGCACTGACAGATCGGGGAGAGGTCATTGCATATTACGCAATGTTCAAGACGAAGATGGGTGGCTTCAACTTCATCGTGATGAGCAAGGAAGACATCGTAAACCATGCCAAACAGTACTCCCAGAGTTTTGGTAGCAGTTTTTCACCTTGGAAATCCAATTTCGACTCTATGGCAAAAAAGACCGTACTGAAACAGGTCTTGAAATACGCTCCGTTAAAGAGCGAGTTTGCGAAGAACCTTGCAGCCGATGAAACCATTAAGACGGACATCCAGCCGAACATGGTTGATTTGGCAGACGAAACTGAACCGATTAACGTGACACCTACAACGGAACAGGCAGAATCGATTCCCCCTGATGAAATTGTTCCGTTTGATGAAGACTGATACACGATCTTGGAAGTAGCCCACGGTGTGATGACCTCCTCACCGTGGGCGGGGCTGGAGGAAGTAAGATGGCAAGAAAAGCAAAGCAGGATGTTCTCGTATCATACGACTTCTTGCCTGTTTTTGAAACATTGGTCAATCAGGGCAAGGAAAAGATTGCTGCTGAGTTGATCATCGCAATCATAAAGTTCGATAAAGATGGCGTTGAGCCATCTTTTTCTGATGCATCCGTTGAGCTGGTTTGGGAGTCTGTCATCAGACCCAGGCTTGTGGAAAATAAAAGAGCTTATGAAGAAGTCGGAGAAAAACGTAGGGCTGCGGTCAACAACCGATACAGGAAGAACGGGCAAAATAATACAGATGGTACAAATGAATACAAATGTAACAACGATGTTCAAAACGAGAATGTGAATACCGATGTACATGATAATGATAATGATAATGATAATGTTAATGATAATGTAAAAGAAAAAATAAATAAAAAAGAAAAGCCACAAAAACATCAATATGGCGAGTACAAAAATGTGCTTCTGTCAGATGATGAACTGCAAAAGCTTCAAACGGAGTTCCCATCCGATTGGAAAGAGCGAATAGAAAACGTGTCGGAGTACTGCCGATCTCATGGGAAAACCTACAAGGATTATCTTGCCACTATACGCAATTGGGCAAGAAGGGAAAAGCAGAATGCAACAAGGCCGACACCTATTCGGAAAAATGATGTGGCAAGTGGATACCAACGAATGATGGAGATTCTTGGGGGCAATGATGAAGAAGATTGATGATAAAGCCAAAAGAGGAAAAGTGATTGCCATGCTTTTTGCAAGCTATGGTCAGGGCAGTGAAGCGGAACGCATGGCGGTTTATGTGGAAATGTTGAACGATATTCCTGCCGATGTATTGGAAAAGGTTTGCAAAAAGGCAATCCTTGAAAGTAAGTTTCTGCCGAGCATTGCAGAATTGGTACAGGCTGCCAAGGAACTTGTGGCAGAAGCCAACGGCATGGACATACTTCCCTTTGCTGAAGCATGGAAAGAGATTACGAAAGAGATGCACGACACGTTCGTATATGGCACTCCCAAATTCAGCAGACCGGAGATTCAACAGACGGTAGATGCATTCGGCTGGCAAGAGTTGTGCGAGATGCGGACACAGGACATCCCCATCATCAGAGCGCAGTTGAAAGCCATGTACGAGGGTATTTGCAAGAAGAACCAGGAACGTGCCATGAACGGCTATGTGCTGGGAACAACGGTACTGATTGGTGATAAAAACGCAGTGAGGTTGATGTTGGAATGAACAAAAAGAAAAAAACTGATTTGGATCAGGATACCTTACGGTTCGCCCACGAACTGGAAGACAAGCTCCTGCCCACGATGGGGAACTGCGGACTATGGAACGAGGAAGTACCTGCCACGATGGAGCGGAAACGAAATCTGCTATTTGTGATAGCTCAACGGCAAGCCAAACTGAAAAAACAGGTGGAGTGGTTGCATCAGCAACAGGAATATTACCGACAGTTGCAGGAGGATGTGTAAAGGTGAAAGGGCAAGTGGGATTAGTTGATATTGACTCACATAATTTTCCTAACCTTGTGTTAATGAAATTGTCGGCATGGCATAAAAGCCAAGGAGATAGCGTAGAGTTGTTAAAACCCAATGATTTACTCAAGGGTGCTAACCTTTTTGGAGGGTATGACTACTTGTATGGTGCTTGCGTGTTTAATTGGAACAGACAGATTGCAGATAAGCTGTCTGAGATAGGGGCGCAAGTAGGTGGTACAGGAAGCGGAAACGATAAAACGCTTCCACACGAAATCGAACACATTATGCCGGACTATTCGTTGTACGGAATAACTGATACGGCCTATGGATTCTTGACAAGAGGTTGTCCACGTCACTGTCCGTTCTGCATAGTGGGAAATAAAGAAGGATTGGTGAGCCGTAAGGTTGCAGACTTGTCAGAGTTTTGGAACGGACAGAAAAATATAGTTCTGTGTGACCCCAATATACTTGCCAGTCATGACCATATGGAACTTCTGTATCAGCTTGCGGACAGTAAGGCAGTTGTTGATTTTAACCAAGGACTTGATGCACGGCTACTGACAAAAGAAAACATTACAGTGCTGAAGCAGATTAAGATAAAGCGGATCCACTTTGCATGGGATAATCCAAAAGACAGCACAGTCCCTAAAGCGTTGGAGATGTTTGCAGAGGAATGGGGAATAAAACCAAAGCATCACGCGGTCGTGGTGTATGTGTTGACAAACTATTGGTCTGACATTGACGAGGACCTAAAAAGGATTTATTGGCTGCGTGAACATGGTTATTCACCTTACATCATGGTGTATGACAAGGAACACGCGCCCAAAACAATAAAAAAGCTACAGCGGTGGGTGAACAACAGGTTCGTGTTTTATAGCACAAACACGTTCGATGAGTATGTAAAAAAGGGGGTGGTTTCCGTTGAATAAACAGCTTACATTAGGCTCATTGTTTGACGGAATATAGGTGGGTGGCAACTCGCAGCCATAAAGAATGGAGTCAAACCTGTTTGGTCTTCGGAGATTGAAAAGTTTCCGTTGGCATTAACGAAAATCAGATTTCCCGACACGATTCAGTTAGGAGATGTAACAAAAATAGATGGGGCAAAGATTCCCCCGGTAGACATTATTTGTGCAGGAAGTCCGTGTTTAACCGCAGACAGTTTGGTTTTAACAATGGATGGTTATAAACCTATAACCGATGTTAAGGTTGGTGAACTGGTTCTGACAAAGTCAAAAACATGGCACAAAGTGTTAAAAAAGTTTGACAATGGTGAGCATGAAACCTGCTATATTAGCGGTACCGGTTTTGAAAACATTCATTGCACACTTAACCATAAGTTTTATGCAAGAACGGGGAGAAGGGCTGGTCATTTCGGTAAAAGAGTGTTTTCTGATCCAGAATTTGTACAAGCAAAAGATTTAACTACAAAACACTATATTGGCTTACCAATTATCGAAACGGAGAAGCCTTTTTACACAGATGACAAAGATTTTTGGTGGATGATTGGTTATTACTTTGGCGATGGATGGCTTGCGACAAGAAAGTATGATATTCAATTAGCTTGTAACGAAAGCAAGCTGGCAAAGTTAAAAGAACATTTGCCAAGGGAGAAGTACAAATACACGGTGCAAGACAACAGAACTTGCTATAAGTTGCGTTTCTCTAACAAAGAGATTTATAACTTTATAAAACAAAACATTGGGTCTGGATGCTGTGAAAAACATATACCGCTCGATATAATCAATCTTCCAAAAGAACAACTGATGCAAGTTTACGATGGATACCTTGCGAGTGATGGTTGTGTGGTAGACGACAAGCATCAATTCTCATCTGTAAACAGACGAATGATATACGAGTTTATGCTGATTATAAACAAGCTGTTTCATAAATGGGCGTGTGTTTACAGGATAAAAACAAAAGAAAAAAACGTTATTGACGGTAGGATAGTCAACCAAAGAGATTGGTATCAATTAAGGTTTTCTCCTCTGAAGAAAAAACAAGACCACAGTTTTGTAGAAGACGGATATCTGTGGCTTGCGTTTAGAAAAAGAGAAATGGCAGAAACCACAAATGTTTACAACATGGAAATAGAAGATGACCACAGCTACATTGTACAAGGGGTTATATCTAAAAATTGCCAGGATTTATCCGTGGCGGGGAAAAGAGAGGGGTTAAAAGGTGAACGAAGCGGATTATTTAGAACGGCAATTGACATTGTTTACGGAATGCGAAGAGCTACCAACGGAGCTTACCCAAGATTCTTCATCTGGGAAAATGTCCCAGGAGCCTTTAGTTCCAATAAAGGGCTTGATTTTCGTGCCGTGCTTGAAGAAATCGGACAGACCGAGGTTCCAATGCCTGCCAATGGGAAATGGGCAGAGAACGGAATGGCTCAATTACCTGGATGTGAGATTGCCTGGAGGATTATCGATGCTCAATGGTTCGTACCTCAGAGGCGCAAAAGAATCTTCCTTGTCGCAGATTTTGCAGAGTCCGACAGACGTGCCGGAAAAATACTATTTGTCGAGCCGAGCATGTCAGGGAATTATCCGCAGGGCGAAGGAAAGGGGCAAGGAGTTACCGGAAGAGTTGAGGATGGCACTGGAAGCGCAATCACGCTTAGGGAACGAGCAGGCAAACCCGGTGGTGGCAAAGGCCCCTTGCTTGCAATAGATAAGAGTGGGCCATTAATGGCTAACACCAATGACCAAGCGGTGTTTCAACAGAAGAACACGGTGTACGATATGCACCACGCAGCGGATGTGATACGAACCCATGTCAACGTTTCACCAACCCTGATGTCAAGGATGGGTACAGGTGGGAACAACGTACCGATTCTTACCGAGGGCATGACAATGTTTGAAAGTCATCCTGCCGATGCAAGGGTGACAGGACCGGTGAACGTATGCCCAACCGTTACGGCTCATTTCCATAAGGGAAGTGCTGATACACCTCTGATCTTGAACGATCAAGGTGGGAGCGTGATGAACGTGGAAGCGGATGGCAAGGTTGGAACACTACGAGCGGAAGCACACGGCAACAATCCTATCGTGTTGGAAAGCAACCAAAACCATGCAACGATTACAAATAACGGAAAGTCCCCCACGCTTTCCGCAGCAATGGGAATGGGCGGGGGGCATATTCCAGCCATCGTGTTTGAGCCTGGGGTAGCAACGAGAGATGGTGGTCATGTTTACACGGATGGGAAAGCCCCAACATTAAGGGCGAACCCTGGGGACAACTTTCCAACCGTAGCATATTCGGCGGGATTTAAACCGATGCAGAGTGCGGATGCAAGGGGATTGGGATACGAAGAGGAACAGTCGCCCACGTTGGTGACGGGAGATGTGCCAGCCGTGGTATATGGCATCTGCTCAAAAGACAGTAACTCCATGAAATCAAAGAATCCTCACAGCGGAATCTATGAAGCTGATAAGTCAAGAACCTTGGATACCAACGGCATGAACCCAAACTGCAACCAAGGCGGGAATGTAGTGGTGTATGCCATTGAAGGAAACGGAGCGAGGGAATCGCATCGTGGTCCCGGATACAGTGACAGCGGAAAGATGTACACGCTGAACACTGTCGAACAACATGGGGTAGCGTACAGTATCGGTCATGATGAACGGAGCGCACAGTTTGAACCGGATCAGGCAGACCCACTTACCGCATGTGATTACAAACAGCCACCTGTTGTAGCACAGCCTGTGTCCACTGGGGGGGGACGCTCGTATGCAATAGGGAACGGGCAGACGCAACAGTTGAAAATGTCCGAAATAGTGGGAACGCTGAACTGTATGCACGACCAGATAGCTATCATGCAGCCGCTTGCAACGGAAAGCAAACCATCGGAAGCCTGTGCGCCCATGATGGACGAGGATTCAACGGACAAGATGTAGATCAGGGAAAGCTGATTGTGGAGAGTTATGGGGATGAGGAACATAACAATAGCTGATGTGGTCGGTTCTCTTTGTTACGATGACTACAAGGGAATCAATAACCAATACATCGGATCGGGTAAGGTGATAATCGTTGAATGTGTACGAGGAGCATCAATTCGGAGCACGGAGAAGATGCAGGACGGCCGCACCTCTGAGGGCGTGCGGTGGAATCTATGGGGGGGAACTGAAAGTATCGTGACAGAGGACATTAAAGCAGTGGACGCAAAAAATTTTGTAGAAGGAAATGTGAATGGAACGCTGACAAGTGCATCCGCACATAACACGGAATCCAACAACGTGGTACGACAACAGTATGCGGTAAGAAGGCTCACACCGATTGAAGCAGAGCGTCTTCAAGGACTTGAGGACAATTTCACATTGATAGACGATAAGTCCTGTTCAGATTCAGCGAGGTACAAGGCTTTGGGTAATGGGATGGCCCAACCCTGCGCAGATTTCGTGATCCGGAGAATTGTGGAAGAGGTCGGTGAAGAATGATGGTCGCTGTAACAGTAGTATCCTGGCTAATCGCAGTGTTATATGCAGCGATCGTGCTGTCTGCTCCTGTGATGGCCGTGGTTTATGCGATAGGGGGATAACAATGAAAGCATATATAGTATCAACCGATTATGGCGAGTTTTCCACAGTGGTTTTTGCCGAAAACAGAAATAAAGCCAAAGCCATCGGAATGCACACCGATGCTTGCATGGATGCTGATTACGTTGATATTCGTGCAAGGCGGTGTCCTGCATTAGATAAATACTATAACAACAGAGACGAAATGGATTGGATGGACGATAATGACAGAATCGCAATGGTTAAAGATGGAAATTTCACTTGTGATTACGATACATATTATGATTCTGATGAATGCCCAACTTGTCCTGCGAGGGAATTGTGCGACACATACAACCATTTGGAGAGTGAAAAACAAGGAGTGATACAGGATGAGATGTACACGCTGTCACGGAACGGGGAAAATAACTGAATGGGTTGCTACCGATACTGTGTCAGAGTATGAGTTTCCCTGTAGAAAATGCAATGGAACGGGTGAAATTACATTAACAAATGAGGAATGGTTTTGCCAGTTACCAATAACAGAAAAATCGGAGTTTTTATCGGCAATGGTAAAACAAGCAATAAAGGTATATGAAATACACGGATGTACATGGCATGAAACTGTTAGTTGGTGGGATTGTTGGCTAAAGGAGAAACACGAATGATAACACATAGACAGGCTTTAGAAGCGGCAAAGACACTATCGGAATACTGCAATACAAGGGAATCGTGTAACGATGGGGACTGTATTTTTTGCGATGTTCAAAATGTGTGTTTGGCATATTCCATGAGCGACAGGGAAATGCGAATCATCACCAAAGAAACAGAACGGCTTGAACGGAAGGAGCAGGATAATGATAGTGTACAGGGATAGATGTTATTGCTGTGCCAAAAACTGTAAACATTACAGGCAATGCGAGAACAGTTATTACAGTGGGGTAAAAGAACGAGATAACCACCCTGATGCTACGAACAGGCTATTACCGATTGACTTCTGCGACATGAGTAAAACGTGCGACAATTTTATTGAACTCACCAAAAATATTGTCGAGTAATGTATAAGTATTTGGCGAGTTGACTACATTTTGTAGTCAGTTGAGTAACCTCGTAAAAGTTACGAGGTCTTGCGAGGTTAATGCGAGGTGGGAAAATGAGCGATAAGGAATTATACGAGCTTGTGCGAGAAAATTACAATAAAGCAAATAAAGAATACCTGAATGAGCAGATGCACAGGGCGTGTAAAGACATGAAAATATCCTGTTTCAAGTGCCACGGAGCAGGAGTGTTTGGTGTGCCGTATCTTAATGATAACGGGGAATGGGATGGCAGGTTAGATGTCCGAAAGTGCGATGTATGCGGACACACTGGAAAAATCACATTGGCATTATACGAGAAATGGCAAAAGAGAATGAGAGGGGATAAGAAATGAAAACTTGTTATTTTTGTCCAAAAGTAGGATGTAAATTGTGTATTTTCCATATTGTTGAAGATGGCGTTGAACATTGCTATTGGGGATATTTGGAGAGGTTGCATAATGAAAAAACTGATTAGCTTACTTGCTATCGTAGTCACGCTTTCCGCAACGGCATACTGCGAAACAGGAAATCCCACAGCAAGCGGAGTAATGCCACAGGTAGGACATTGCGCTGTGGATAAAATCAACGGACAATGGATTCCGTTTGGAACGAAAATCCGTATACTTGATGACAAAAACGTGGGTATGCACGAATTGGTGGTTACGGATAGGTTCGGTGGCAATTATAACAATCGCATGGATATATTTATGGCGAGTGAATCAGAATGTTGGCGGTTTGGTAGGAGGTTTTTACGATGCAGGATAGAGATGTAAACGATAATCCGTTTAATTTCGATTTGTGGACCGATGGAACGACGGAGGTAAAAAATATGCAAGATATAAAATTGAAACCTTGTCCTTTTTGTGGCGGAGAAGCAGAACTTGTTTGCACTACTGACAATCATCATTCGCCTTATGTTAGATGTAAATATGGTGCGTACTTAAAACCGCAATGTAGAGCGAATATGTATCCGTGGCACTACAAAACAGCAGAAGAAGCTATCGAAGCGTGGAATCGCAGGGCAGAAAAAGTGGCAGTGCGATACAGGGCAGACAAAGAAAATGGAAAATATGTTTGTTCTGAATGTGGGCATAATGTGATTTGGAATCCTGAACGTGAAGATGAATTGATGATGTGGCATCCATACTGCAATACGTGCGGTGCGAAAATTTTGAGAATCGAAGATTACGGAGAACCGAAGCAAGAAGTCTGAAGTGTGAGGTACAGGTGGCAAAATGAGAAAAACATTACGGCTGTTGGATTGGATTGTAAACGATATTGACGAAGCCAAGAAGAAATTAGAAGCAGTTATTGATGATGATTTAAGCTGTAACGTAGAACTGGAACGAGAAGCAGAACAAGCGGAACAAGAAATCGTAGAAGCGAGACGAAAGATACTTCATGCCGCTGTTACTTTACAGCAGATTTATAAGGGGTACTACGCGGATTTTTAAGAGTGTGAGGTGAAGTTACCATGATAAAAGAACAGAAAATCGAAAAACTAAAAAAACATAATAAATTGTTAGAAGAAAAACTGAAATTCCTGCAAAAGCAGAATAGGGAACTGCAACACAGGCTGGACGCTATCGCTCTTAATGCAATGGCAAAGGAGATGACAGGATGCACACAAGGAGTGAATGGTTGACGCTGTATCAAAATTTAAGGCGTTCAAATGGAAATCACAGAGAGTTTATGTATTACGTTTTTGAAGCGTTGCTGATGTTAGTAGAGGACAAAATAAAGGAGATGCAGAAATGAAAAGATTTTTCGAGATTATCAGTGAATATGCGGAATTACCGAAAGAAGAAAGACCAATTTTACCAAAACGGCAGACAAAAAACAGTGCAGGATATGATTTTTACGCATTAGAAGATGTTGTTTTGCCTGTTAGCGGAGAAACGACCATAATTAGGACAGGCATAAAAGCATGTATGCCTAAAGACGAAGTACTGTTCCTGTTTATTCGCTCCAGTTTGGCTATTAAACAAGGATTGCAGTTGACAAACTGCGTTGCTGTAATTGATAGCGATTATTATAACAATCCTGATAATGAGGGCGAGATTTTAATTGCGGTAAATAACATTTTGAGTTGGGGCGATGTCACTATAAAAAAAGGAGAACGATTTGCACAGGGAATATTCGTAAAATACGGAGTGACGGATAATGACGATGCAGACGGAGAACGCACAGGCGGTGTAGGAAGTTCGGGTGTTTAATATGGTTAATTTGAATAATGAAAATTATATTAGAAAAATCCAAAGTGAGGACGGCTACTATGTAACTTGTGATGGGAAGGTATGGAGCGAAAAAAGGAAGAAATGGTTAAAGCCAACAATAAATTCTCATGGTTACTATAAAGTATGTTTAAACAAAAAACAATTTAAGGTTCATCGGCTTGTTGCGGAAGCATTTATACCGAATCCCTATAACTATCCTCAAATTAATCACAAAGACGAAGTAAAAACAAATAATAATGCGAAGAATCTTGAGTGGTGTACTTTACAATATAATGTTTCCTATGGAAAGAAATTGTTTATGTTAAAAAAATGGAAAGCTATATGGAAGTGTGATAGATATACCCACGAAAAAATTGAAAAGTTTCATTGCATTTGTGCGGCGGCACAAGAACTTGGAAATTTACAATGGAGTAAACATATTGGAGATGTATTAAAGGGGCGTAGAAAAAGTGCTTATGGTTTTTGGTGGTGCTATGCGGAAACGGAGATGGCAAAATGAGAATGGTAGCAATTAATGACAATTTTGAAATGATATTGGAGTGTGCAGAACGATATGCAATAGGGCGGCATAGCTATTTGCCGCCTGACGTTGCAAGCTACATCAAATCTAAACTCCCGTATGTAAGCGTAAAGTGCTTAACAGTGTTATACAACGATATTCTTGGTGAGTTTAGGCATCGTGAGCAGATGAATTGGGACTTATCTTATCGCAAGGAATGGCAAGAGTTATTGGATGCTGTGAGAGCAGAACTGGAAAAGAGGAAAGAATAGGAGATTAGAACAATGAAATACGAAATTGGTGTAAGGTTTTACGCATACAAGGATAATAAGCCGATGGAACTATACAAGCGATATTTTTCCATTGAAGCTGACGATGCAAAACACGCAGTAATGGCAGTACATAATATCCTGTCAGTAATGGAGTTTCACAATTTCGAAATCATAGATGTAAAGGAATTATGACTATGAACATTGACTTTTTGCTTGTTGTTGGTATGTTAATAGGATTCTGGTCAACAATAATTTTTATTTATCGGTGGTGGTTCTGAATTGTACGTGTTTGATAAAGAACATGCCGGAATGTACGGCATAAACAAACGACTTAAAGCGAAGATCGTGCCACAAGTGCAAAGTGTGTCTGTTATTCAAACTGGTGTAAGAATGGATAAACTGCGAATCCGTGTGGTGCGGTTCGGTGGGAAAGACGATGTTTATATGTATACCGATGGTAAGATGTATATTAAAGACATTATAAATCAACTATGCAAAGGAATACGCAAATGAGTTACATTGATCTTATTCATTTAGGAATTGGTATTGGCATAGGACTTTATCTTGGCATATTTATCGGTATGGTTTTCGGACTTGATAAAAGTTTGTGGAAGGAGTGACATGTTTTGCAGGCAAGAGAATATCTGGATGCTATACGGGGAATTAAACACAGATTGGAAGTGGCTGAAAAGGAACTGGAGCAGGCCAGACACGACATGTATGCGTTACAGGGCATTGATTATGCTAAAGACAAGGTGGACGGTGGAGAAATGGCTGACCTGTCGGACAAGGTTGCACAAGCTGAAAAAATCATCGCCAAAATCGAAACACGAAAAAGGCATCTTGTTGAAATGAGAGAAGAAGCCAGGGAACGGATCAGTGCGCTGCCGGATTTTGAGGTGCAGAGTATTCTTATTGATTATGCCATTATTTCAAAACCGCTATGGAAAATGAAAAAAGAAGCGTTTTATTCTAAATCCGGTTTTTACAAAAGATTTAATAAAGCGATCTATTGTTTCGGCAAAACTTATGGAGATTGGCTTGTAAATTTAGATATTTTTCAATAAGAGTGGACAAAAGTGTACAAAAGTGGACAAAAGTGGACTAAAAAGTGTGATATAATGTAAACTGTAAAAGATTAAAAAGGCGTACTGGACAGGTACGCTTTTTTATTTGCCATTCTTTTACACTTCTCCCATGCGGCTGATTACTTCCCTTCCGTCAGCCGCATTGGTTTTTATTAAGGAGTATTCATGGCTAACGAAATATTGTTGACCAAAGACAAACATATAATGTGTCCGATAGCGGTAGCGGCTGTGCAGTTAGGAATAACACGGGTTGCGCTAAATACTTGGATCAAAGATAATTCTTTTCCAAAAGAAGGTAGCCGTATCGACCTTGCTGACTTGCTGCTGGCAAGGCGAGAAACCGTTGAACGACAAAAACAGGATTTGTCCGACACAGAGAAGAAGCTGAAAGCCGAAGTTAAATATAAGTCGGAAAAGGCTAAACAGGAAGAAATGATTACGCTGCAAATGATGGGCGAACTTATCCCACAGGAGCAAGTTAAGGATAGCCTTGAAATGCTTTTTCTTGACATACGGCAAACGCTTCTTACTGTGCCGGATAACATCAAAACAAGAGTGTACGGCATTGACCCAGATATAGCAACGGAGTGTGAAGAAGTTGCCAACGAAATTATCACAAAAGTACTCACAAGACTTGCAAGCGGCGATCAACACATCGGACATGCGGCAAACGTGGGCGAAAAACCTAAAAAGCGTTATACGAAACGCACTGCAAGCATTTCAACCGCCGCCACCGCAGACAGTGAGTGAATGGGCAGATAATAACCGCATACTGACCAGAGAAGAATCCCCGTCTGCTGGTTTATGGAACACCGATAACACTCCGTATCTGCGTGACATCATGGATACGTTTACGGATAAGACTACGCAGATAACAACAGTGTTGAAAGCTACACAGCTTGGCTTTACCGAAGCAGCGGTAAACATCTGCGGATATACGATAGATCGTTCTCCGTGCAGGATTTTTTATGTTATGCCGGATGAGGATTTGGCAAAAGACTTTTCCGTTGACCGCTTACAAAAAGCATTAAAGAATACACCTAACATTGCTAAAAAAATTGAATCTGCTGACCGAAGCAAGGCGTTGGTAGTACGTTTCCCCGGTGGTTTTATCCGCTTATCTGGTGCAAATTCGCCAGCTAAATTAGCATCGTGGCCTATTCCCCGTGTAATCATGGACGAAGTGGATAAGTTCCCACAATGGACAGGACGAGAAGCAAATCCTGTATCGCTGGTAAAGGAACGTACTAAAAACTGGCCTTGGCGAAAAATCCTTGTTGGTAGTACGCCAACAACGGAGTGGGGTTATGTGTATCGGTCATACATGGAATCCGAAATACATTATCAGTTTTATGTGCCGTGTCCTGAATGCGGACATTACCAAACATTAAAGTTTCCCAATCTTAAATTCCCTACAGTGATAGATGACCAACGATTGTCCAGGGAAACATATTATGAATGTGAACAATGTCATCATCATATAAGGGATAAAGAAAAGTTACCGATGCTCCGCAAGGGCAAATGGATAGCTGACGAACAGCTAAACTACAAGCCTAAAGTTGTGGGGTATCGGTTGAATACATTGTATTCCCCGTGGGTATCGTTTGCGGAAGTTGCCAAAGAATTTTTAAAATCAAAAGACGATCCCACATCGCTGATGAACTTTGTCAATTCATGGCTTGGTGAGCCGTGGAAGTCGAAGTCAAGTGAAGTAAAAGCGAAAGCCGTATTAGACAAAAAGACAGATATACCGCATGGCATTGTGCCGCACGAAACCCTTATCCTTACTGCCGGAGTTGACCGCCAGCAAGGATATTTTTATTGGGTGGTTCGTGCATGGATGCCGGGAATGCGAAGCACGAAAATCGCTAATGGTTCTGCTGAAACATGGGACGATTTAAAAGCCATCATGGATCAGTATTGGCCTGTCGAAAACAGCAAAAAGAAAATGCAAATTATTCTGTACGCTGTGGACTCCGGCTATGAAACAGAGGACACTTACGATTTCTGCCAATTTGCTTACGGGCAGGCAACAGTGGCAATTCCTGTTAAGGGGGCATCACAGGCATTAGCAGGATATTACAGGCGTGTTAATTTACAACCTAACGAAAAGGGCAGGGCGTGGCAACGTGCCATGATTCTGTATGAAATTGACACGAATAAATATAAAGACCTTATTATGTATCGCCTAAACAAAGAACTTGGCGAAGAAGGTTGTTGGATGGTGGATGCCGACACGGACGAGGAATATGCAAACATGATTACCGCAGAACAAAAAGTTCGTGACGGTGACAAAGAAGTATGGCGGCAGATTGGAAAGCGGCCTAACCATTATCTTGATTGTGAAGTGTATGCGTATCTTGCCGCTGATGTAATGAATATCCGTAATTTACAGCCTGCATCAACGATACAGGAAAAGAAAAAAGAATTAGTAGACGATATGATACCGCAATATTTCAATCCAGAGGGGTGAGAACAACGTGACATTAGAAAGTTTGAAAGCGGAGCGTGAAAAAGTACAGGCCGCTATCGACAACATATTAGAAGCTGGGCAGGAGTTTCAGACAAGGGACGGCAGAGTAAAGTTTGCTAACTTGTCTAAACTGTATGATCGACTTTCCTATCTGGATAATGCTATTGCAGCGGCAGAAGGGAACAGCGGTTACAACACTGTTCACTTGAAGTTTGGAGGTTTTGACTAATGGTTAAGCAGAGAAGCCCGGACAGTATCTTTTATCGTTTGGGCAGTTTTGTGGATGATGTAAAAAGCATATTTTCCCCGGAAGCCGCATTGAAATCTAAAGCAACACGCATGGGTTACTTTGGTTTTGAAGCAGCGCACGAAACACGCAAGGATGCAATTTTTCCGTGGGACGGGCCAGCGGAGGGCATGAATAAAGCCAGCCGTGCTACGTTGAGGGCAAGGGCGAGGGATTTGGAACGGAATAATCCGATTACAAATTCTATCATCATGGCGATCAAAAACAACGTAGTTGCAACCGGCTTTAACATGCAGGCACGTTCTGACAATGAAATATACAACAAGCGTATTGAGGAACTGTGGGAAGAATGGACGCACCATGAAAACTGCGACTACACACAGCGACAATCCCTTGATGATTTGCTGAAACTTATCAGCCGCCGTAAGCAAGTAGACGGCGGCATTTTAATTACATTCCCTATTGATAAGAATAGGCGTGTTCCGCTGACAATTCAACTGCACGAAGTCGATGAACTGACTTCTGAAAACGTGCCGTTGCAGAACGGAAACATCCTGTCAGATGGTGTGGAATGTACCGCTGACGGCTTGCCTGTTGCGTACTGGATCACACAGACAGATGTTGACGGCTTTACGATTGCAGAGCCAAAACGCATTAAGGCGCAGGACGCAATCTTCTTGTGGGATAGAACAAGGGTAAGTCAGTTCCGTGAAATTACGCCAATGGCAAGCACCATTGTTACCACGAAAGATGTAGGTGACTACAACAATGCGGTCGCATTTCAGCAGAAAACAGCGGCCTGCACATCAGCTTTCGTGGAAACCACAAGCACTGCCGGAGCAATGGGGCGCATGGCAATGCAGGAACAGAACAGACCTAACATTGAGCAGATTAAAGGCGGCAGGGTGCAATACCTAAATCCTGGCGAAACTGTAAAGATGCTGATTCCGTCAGGACAGGCCGCAGAAGTTGGAAACTATCTGCCGCTACAGCAACGTATGATAGCCGCTGCACAAGGGTTGTCGTTGGAATCCACAAGCCGAAACGTAGAACGTGTCAACTACTCCAGCGCACGGCAAAATCTTTTAGCTGATGAACTGACTTATAAGCAGATGCGGAAAGAACTGATTGAATATTTCCTGCGTCCGCTATTTAAGCGGTTTGTGAATATCTGCTATTTAGCTGGGTTGTTAGACGGCACGGGATTCAAACCTGACGATTTGCAATACTACAAGGCCGTATGGCTTGCGCCGTCATTAGGATGGATTGATCCGAAAAAGGAAGCAGAAGCCAACAATATCAATCTTGGCAATGGCGGTTTGTCATTCCAGCAATACTGCGCTATGCAGGGTGCTGATTGGCGTGAACGCATTGACGAAATGGCAGAAGCACAGAAATACGCTGAATCTAAAGGCGTGGAACTGAACTTTAACAAGACAGGCGGCGGCAGTGGTAGCGGTTGGGAAAATTGGAGAAACGGAGAATCAAGCGATGGTGAAAATTAAGAAATATGCAAGCAGAGATATTGCACTGAATGGTGTAGACGAAGCCACTCGCAAGGTTAGCTTTACGTTTATGACGGACGCTCCTTGCGATAACTGGTTTGTGCCGGAAAGCTGTCTTTGCGAAAAAGAATGTGTGAACCTAAAGCGGTTTGACAACGGTGTAATACCTGTCCTGTTTAACCATAACAGGGATGTGGTCATTGGCAGGGTTGATGCAATTCGTTTTGAGGAACACAAGGTAATTGCTGACATCACTTTGGATGACGATGAAGAAGCAAACAAGGTAATGAAAAAATTAGTATCGGGCAGTTTGCGTGGCGTATCCGTTGGATACATGCGTGAACATACGGTACGGGTGAACGCAGGCAATGAATATCGTGGTGTGAAGTATGATGCCATCACTGATGTTACTGACCTGTGGCAACCTTATGAAGTGTCCATTGTTAGCTGTCCTGCTGACCCGGATTGTGGTGTCGGTAGAGAACTTGCAGAAATAGAAATGGAAATTGAAAACAAGGAGGAAAAAGCAATGGAAAAAGAAAAAGACACCACTATTATGCAGGATAGTGGCAAGGTTGCGGAAGCTGCCGTTAAAGCAGAACGTGACCGGGTATCTGAAATCTGTGCGGTTTGCCGCCAGTTTAATGTTCCTGCCGATAAAATTGACGGGTTCATTAAAGAAGCTAAAACTGTTGATGCCGTTCGCAAAGCAATTTTGGACGACATGGCAGTAGAGCAGAAACCTGCAAAAGTTACTGTGGAAAAGGACGCAGGCGACAACTTTATTGAACGTGCCGTTGACGGATTGGCACTGCATCATGGTGTAATCACTGATGCCGAAGCAGCCAAAGGTGCTGATGAGTACCGCAATGGTTCTCTCCGTGCGATTGCCGAAGATTGTCTGATTGCCGGTGGCATGAGTGAACGTGAACTGCGTCACATGAGCGCACATGAAGTTTTTGAAGAAATGTTCAACTCTCATAGCCGTGCTATGGGTACGGAACAATTCAGCATGATTATTGACCAGTTTGGCAACAAGACCATGCTGAAAGGCTATCAGGAACAGCCTACTGTATTCCAGCAGTTAGTTTCTAAAGGTAGCAACAAAGACTTCAAGCCTACTCACAAATATCGTCTTGGCTTGGATGGCAAACCTGAACTGATGCCGCCTGAATCCGGTGAGTTCAAGTATCAGGAAATGGCAGATGAAAACATCAGCACTGCTATTCAGACCTACGGCAAGGCTATCAGCTTTACTCGTGAAATCTTTATTAATGATGACATGGGTGCAGTTGTGAAAGCCATCCGTATGCAGGCTGGTGGTTTCCGCCGTTTGCAGGAGGAAATGTTCTTCAATGTTCTGACCAACATTACGTTTAATTCCACCACTCGTAAAAACTTGGTTGTGACCAACAAAAACATTTCCGCAAAAGCATATTCTGAAATGCGCACCTTAATGCGCCGTCAGAAAGACTTTGAGGGCAAAGCGTATGTTGGCGTGTTCCCGGCTTTCATTTTAGCGTCTGACGAAAACTTCTATGAACACGCACAGTTGTTAGCTGCGGCTTCTGATCCGAGTCAGACTAACCCGGGCGTACCTAACATTATGAAAGGCATGATGACCTTAATTACTTCTCCGTATCTGACCGGCAAGGCATACTACGCTATTGCCCGTCCGTCCGAAATGGAGGGTATCGAATATACCACGCTAAATAACGTAGATCGTCCGTATAGCCGCACTGTCATTCCGCAGAGCCATCTTGGTATTGATTATCAGTTCTGGATGGACTTTGGCTTTAATCTGATTGACTATCGTGCGTTTGTTAAAAATGCGGGCGAAGCATAATAAAAAGGGAGGTAAAGAATCATGGCTGTATCTTTCAGACAGGCTGGCAAGCTGATTGAATATACTGCTAATGGTAATGTTGAATACCATGCACCTGTTGCTATCGGCAGTTTGATTGGCATTGCACGGAAATCTGCTGTTTCCGGTGAAAAAATTTCTTGTGACGCAGAGGGCGTTTTCCGGTTTACTAAAGGCAGTGGCGCACTGACCGCTGGTACTCCTGTGACTATCACTGTTGCTACGGCTACTGCTGCGGCTACTGCTGCCGGTGCTACTTCTAACGGTGTGGTATGGGCTGATGCCGCTTCTGATGACACTGTTGTTGACGTAAAAATCAATCAGTTCATTCCTGTGGCAAGTGCATAATGAGCGTTTTAGAAGCGCAACGCAGAGTTGCAAAAAAAGCATTCTTTTCTCTTGATCGTTTAGGCGAACCAATAACCTACAACGGTCAAGAGATTGTTGCGCTTGTCTATATCGGTGCTTCTATGAGCCGTCCAGATTGGAATGATGCCGCAACAGCTATTGAACATGCTAATTTAGCTGACATTGCGACATTTTCCGTCTGTGACGATCCTGACGATGGTGGAGTAACCGAGCCGCAGGAAGGTGACATCATCGTTTATAAGGATACCGAATATCAGGTAGCGCAAATTATTGAACATGATGTTGCCGGAGCGCATTATGTAGTGTTTGCAGTGAAAAACACAAAGGCGTTTGGGCGGTGATGGTATGGAAACATTGGAAATTGATGTAACGGACGAGATTGGCCCGTTACTGGAACGTATGGCGGCACACAATCAAAGTTTTTTGCGTAGTGCGGCGAAATCGCTTGGTTACTTTATGCAAAAGGAAATCAAGCAGGAAGTTAGAACTGGTGCGCCGGGTGGAGCGAACTTTGCACAACGCAGACCACATGAGTTTCGTGCGAAATTACAAGGCGGTTCTGCTGCCCGTCAGTGGTATGGCAAAATGTTACGTGCTATCGGTTATCAATATGCTGATGGCGTGGTGCGTATCGGTTGGACAAGCCGGACGGCGGCAACGTATGGACGCAAGCAGGAAGAAGGGTATGAAACGCCTGTAACTCCTGCGGTTCGTAGGCGATACAGAGAAGCAGGGTTTAATATAAGCAAGAAAACCAAATATCTTGTTACTCCTGCCCGTCCTGTGTTTGAACCGATGGCTGGCGTGTTGCAACCACAAATTGCACCATATGTACAAATGAAGTTGTACGACTATGCAGAAGAAAATGTGACGTATTCCAAAAAGGCGAGAAGAAAGTATAAGGTGTATGGATAATGGCATTGCAGAACTTGGATATTTCCGACACTCTCATTGAACTTGGTAATTTTATCAAGAACGATGAAGCGGTGCAGGAATTTTGCGAAAATCATTTTGCACAAGAATTGAAAATTTTTGTTGGTGACTTTGCGAGAAAGCACATTCCTGTTGCGGCTGATTGTCCATATATCGTATTGACCGACTTCCGCAAAAAGGAAGGACAGAACATTGAGTTTTGCGATTACTACGCTACGGCATTTATCGGTGTATCTGCTGACGATACGGAATATGTAGACATGGACGGAGTGCTGATGCCGGATGTGTACGATGTTGGTGCAAAGTTTATGACACTGATAGAAACAATTTTCAATGACAAAACAAAACGAAACCGTCCGTTGTCAAGATGTGAAACGCTTGGCCCGTATCCGCTTGATGTGCGGCATTGGGTGGGCGAAATGCGCCTGACATGGCGTATATATCAAACACTTGGCACAACGTATCAGGAAGATTTGTAATTTATTATGGAGGTGATTAAACATGCCTAGACAGGCAATGGGCGTATATTCTGGCATACGCTTCATTCCCGAAGTGGAGTTAGGTGTAACCCCTGGAACTGGCACTGTTCGCAGTATTCCGTATAACTCTTGCACAGTGTCAGCAGAACAGAATAGAACTGCACCCGAAACCATGACAGGTAGGCGTGACCCGGTAGAACCCATCATGGGAAACATTAACGTAGGCGGCAGTATAACTGTACCGTTAGACACTAATGTTTTTGGATGGATTTTGGCACTTGCTTTTGGCAATCCCACTACCACAAGTGTAACTGGCGGTAAATATCAGCATGTGTTTAAACCAGGCACGGAACAACCGTCATTTTCTTTGGAGCAGGCTTTTTCCAACGGAGATTATTTTGTTGACAAAGGTTGCAAAATTTCTTCTATGGCGTTTTCCTTTGGCGGTGATGGTGAACTGACCTGTGATGTAGAAGTGTTGGGATGCAATGAAACTATTAGCAGCACACCTATTTCGGACAGCGTTACAGAATTAACGCTTGACCGCTTGAATAACTTCCAGGCGGCACTGAAAGTAGATAACACAGAGGTTGCCGTTGCGACAGAGTTTACGCTTGATGTTGGTTTCGGATTAGACGAAGAAGGTTATGCCATTGGTGGCGGTGGATTTAGAAGCCGGATCAATGAAGGGCTGTTAGAACTGTCAGGCAATATGACAGCTTTCTATGATGATGATACCTATATTCAGAAAGCCGTAAACAGTACGATTACTGCATTACAGGTAAAACTGACAAAACAGGGTAACAGCTTACAGATTGATTTGCCGGAAGTACAGTTCCCCAGACGTTCTCCGAACATTGAGGGAAGTGCTGGCATTATGCAGGAACTTGAATATGGTGCGTTCTATAAGAATAACGCATTGAATACTTCTATTCAGTTCACGCTAATCAACGATACTGCAAGTTATGAAGTTGTGAGCGCATAATAACAGGCCGCTGAAATATGCGGCCTTTACTATTTTTGGGGAGGTAAAGGAATGGAAATCAAAGATATTAAACCGAGGGCATTAACGATTGACGAGTATGAAAAATACTTGGATTTTATTGAAAAGACAGACAAGGATGTTGCCGACAAAAAAGTATCGTTGCGGAAATCCGCTTACGAACTGGCAAAGTGGGTGGCTAAAGAAATCTATCATGTAGAGGAACTGAATTGCACTCCCGGCACACTGTTTGATGTTTTAAACAGGACAGTTGAGTTGACAGATAAAAGTGAGTTGGCTGACGAAAAAAACTCCGTGACATCTGGAACTGGCGAATAAAGGGTGGCCCGAAATACTGCGAAACTTGCAGGAAAGCGGCGAAGCAACGGAACAGGGAAGTGCATTGTGATACCTGTTCTGATCGTGTTCCAGATTTGCGTGATGGAAATAAAAAAACTATGGCGTTTTGGGATATGGCGGCAAACTGCGTCCGTTATATCAGCACAATGGATAATGTCATGGTGGCAGGCATTGATTGGATTAATTTGAAAGCGGTTGCGGAATTAAGCCATATAAAGGTGACGCAACCGATGATGAAACGATTAAGAATAATAGAAACGCTGTTAATTAGGGAGAGTGTTGAAAATGCCGGTAAGCGAAGCAAGAATTGATGTATTGTTAAATGACAGAGCAACATCGGGGTTGCGGAATTTAACTACAACGTATAGCCGTTTTTCCAGCACAGTTGCCAACAGCGGAAGAAATTTATCACAATTTAACAGACAGGTTGGCGGTGCAAATTTAGGCGGTTTTGCCAGCAGTGCTGATAAGGCCGCCAGCAGCCTGTCCAACATGAACAAAACAATGGAACGGCTTGTGTACTCTGCAAGCCGTTATTTTGTTATTTATAAGGCGATGGGCGCAGTTGGCAATGTGTGGGATACCGTGGTAGGCGGTTCGTTAGAATACGCTAAATCATTGGAATCTAACAGAATTGGTATTGCCGGTATCTTAAAATCCATGATTACGTTGAATGGCGAAAACGTAAAGTGGAATGACGCAATGAAAATATCCGGCGATGCTATGAAGTCGTTGCAGAGTGAAGCGTTGCGAACTGCGGCAACATCACAGGAATTAATTGAAACATTCCGTGCATTGTTAGGCCCAGGACTTGCCAGTGGCATGAGCATTGACCAGATTACAAAACTGTCTACCATTGGCACGAACGCAGTACGCAGTTTGGGTTTGCCGACTAACCAGTATGTACAGGAATTGCGTTCTATTATCACAGAGGGTATCCGTCCTGCATCCAGTACGTTAGCAACTTCCTTGGGTATTACCAACAAGGATATTAAAGAAGCGAAAGCGTCAGCAGAAGGACTATATGCGTTCTTAATGAAACGTATGCAAGGTTTCCAGGACGCAGTTAAATACACTTCTGATACTGTATCAGGGCGTATCGCACGAATTGAGGAAGGCATACAGGTTGGCGTAAGTAAAGGTGCAGATACACTGTATAAACAGTATTCTGCGGCATTGGAAGAAATAGCCAATTATCTTATTCCTGTTCCTAAAAACATGGGTGAGCAATGGCAGATTAATCCAGAATTTGTTAGCGGTGTAGAAACCGTAGCGGAAAAAATTGCCAAAATTGCTAAAGATATTACAGAGATTGGCGTTTCTGCCGCTCCGTTGGCAAGTGTATTTGGTGGCGGTGCGCTGACCGCAATAGGGCAGTTTGCAGATAAACTACAATACATTGTAGGATTTATGCTTGCTAAAAAACTATCTCCGTTTGTGGCTGATATAGCGCAACTTACAATACAAAGTCGTAATGCGTATGAAGCACAAACAGGGTTGGGGCAAGTATTACAAGGAGTAAGCGACAAAATTAGCGGACGTTCTGCGGCTATCCGTAGCATGATGGAGCAGGAGCAAAAAGCAGCAGAGGTTTCACGCTTATACAATGCAGAACTAACCAAAGTCAATGCGGCAATAGCACAGCAAAGAGCGTTAGATCGTGAAGCCAAAGGGCAGGGCATGGTAAGTTGGGTTAGGAATCCCAAAACCGAGGTATGGAGAGCCGAAAACCTTGCTGGACTAATGACTAAACTCCGTGAAATTGGCGCAGAAGAAGAACGTGTGCAGGCATTGGCACAGCGATATTTCAGCTACTTAAAGACAGGCGGCCATGAAGCCGCTGACAAACTTGGCGAACTGATTATTGCGGAAGAAAGAGAATATCAAGCCAAAAAGAAACAAATCGAAGCGGATGAGCAATGGGGAGCAAGTGTACGAACTTCTGCTGAACGTGCTGGAACGCTGATGTCAACCATTGGTGGTTTGTCAATGAGTTTTGGCTTTTTGTGCGATGTTCTTGGACAAGCCGATGAAGAAAACAAAGAATGGTATACATCTGCCGCAGATGCCGCTATGACAGCAGGCATGTTTGCAACGGCTGTCGGTGGAATTACAAGCGCAATAGCAGGCATGATTCCTGCTATCCGTGATGGCATAAAAGCGTTAAAAGCGTTTGCAGCAGCAAGGACGTTAGCAGGAATTGGTATCGCTGGTGCGGCTGTTGCAGGAATTGGCGCAGCGGTAGCTTATAAATACAACGAGTTCAAAAAAACCGGCGTTGCTTCACAGTTAGATGAATACGGAAACGAGGTAAGTTATAACTTTAATAATACGCAGGGCGTTGACGATGCTGACAGTTATGCCATTCTTAATAATCCATCTTATGACTATGGAAGCACAGGGTTAGAAAACATTGCTGTAAAAGACTATGGCGGTGGCGGTGCATCATCTGGTGGCGGTGGTTCTAAAGGCAAGGGCGGCGGTGGTGGAGCATCAAGCGTCAATAAGGCTGAACAATCTGCCGCAAAGATGAAACAGATACTTGCGGATTTAAACAAGGAAACCATTAATCTTAATGGACATACAACGGCCTACGAAAAAGTTATGGCGCAGGCTACAGAAAAAATCGCAAGTCAGGAAAAAGAAATTGTAAAGGCACAACAACTTGGCGTAGATGTTTCCGAAGTCAGAAATGCACAGTTGGAATATCAACTCGCAATGGAGCAGAAAGCAACAGAAGCGTTGCAGGATGAACAACTTAAATACATGAAACTTGACGAGGATGCCGCTAATCGTATCTTTACTATGGGCGGTACAATGGAACAGCAACGTGAAGTGCTTGGTCAGCGGCTTGAAGCACATAAAGCATACTTGGAAGAACTGTTGTCTGCCGAAATTGAAAACAAGGAACGCAGAGCGCAGTTACAGGCTGAATTGGCATCTGTACAGAAACAGATTAATGACAACTCCGTATATGAGTTTAAATCGGGTTGGCAGCAAGCGTTGAACGAACTTGCCAATCAGCAGATTAACTTTAAGGATCAGTTTGTATCTGCTTTCGGTTCTATCGAGAACAGCCTTGTGACCTTGGTAAATGGTGCTGGTTCGGCAAAAGACAAGTTTAAAACTTTCTGTCAGGAAATCACAAATACCATACTGAAATCCATGACGCAGATTATCATTAAAGGTTTGATTACAAGAGCGATAATGGCGGCTATTGGACTTGCTGGTGGTGGCAGTGGTGCATCGTCAATATCGCTTGGCAGTGTAGATAGCGTTGGTTCGTTTGCCGGAACTGGTGCAATGTGGTTTGGACGTGCCAAAGGCGGTTCTGTAAAATCTGGCGGTACATATCTTGTTGGTGAGAATGGCCCGGAATTGTTGCAGTTAGGTAGTCAATCCGGCAGAGTGTTCAATAATCGCCAAACGCAAGCCGCTTTTAATGGTTCTCCGCAAAACGTGAGAATCGAACTGAAAAACGAAAGCGGAAACGATCTGAAAGCGGAGCAGGCCGGTGTATCGTTTGACATTGACACTATGGTAATCAGTGCAGTGATTAAGGGCGTAAACGAGGACAGAATGGGTTTGCGTACCATGATGAAAGGTATGGCAAGAGCATAAAGGGTGGCTATATGCCGCCCTTTTTTATTATGGCTTTAGCTGGGGAGCCGAATCCCTAAAGGGATTTGGCTCAAAAACCACCTGCTACGCAGGTGGGATTAATGCTTAAGCAAAAGGGCACCATCCTTCTTGTATAATGAAAGTGTTCAAGCCGTCATTAAAACAGGAAAGGATGGTGCCCTATGGCCAATAGTTTAGCACATACCAAATGGGTGTGCAAATACCACATTGTCTTTACACCGAAGTACAGAAGAAAAATCATTTATAATCAGTTGCGTGTGGATATCAGAAATATCCTAAAAGATTTGTGCAAATGGAAAGGTGTAGAAATCATCGAAGGAAATTGTATGCCGGATCATGTTCATCTATTACTATCCATTCCACCTAAAATGAGCGTATCCTACATTATGGGATACCTAAAGGGGAAAAGTTCATTGATGATATTTGAACGACATGCGAATTTGAAATATAAATTTGGAAATCGAAAGTTCTGGGCCACCGGATATTACGTAAGTACGGTAGGGCTGAATGCGCAAACGATACAAAAATATATCCGGGAACAGGATAAGATGGATCAAATGGAAGATTCGTTGTTCCGAAAAGAATACGAAGACCCTTTTAAGGGTAGCAAGTAGTCATACCACTACGGCTTGAACGAAGTGAAAGCCAGCGTCATTTAGGCGCTGGCCTGTGTTGGGCCCTTATAGGGCTGCGCGAACCACCCCTTGAAGGGGTGGAAGCGATTAGGAGGTTAGCATGGATTTTCCGTCATCTATTCCCAATCCAGAATATCCGTTCAAAGTGGAGCATGAGGATAATTCCATAAAGACACAGTTTGAGGACGGCACTGTGCAGAGCCGCAGAAAATTTACGAAATCACGTAAAACGTGGACTTTGAAATGGGAAAGTTTAAAGCAGAATCATTACGATACACTTGAAAACTTTATTGTAAATCAAGTCCATCATTCCGCAGTTGTGTTTAATTGGTTAAATCCTGCTGACAACAGAACGTATGCAGTGCGGTGCATCAAGTTTGATAGCGAGTTGCAGTTTATTAATTATTGGAATGTAGAACTGCAATTCCAGGAGGCGTAAATGCTATCTATATCAGCCATAAGCAAGGCAGAAAAAAATAAATTATCTACGGATAGCTGTTTCCTTATCTTGTTGGAAATTCGCTTACAAAACACTGTATATATCTGCTACAACAACGAGGATGTAACTTGGAAGGGGCAGTTGTATCAGGCATTCCCTTTTAAAATTGGTGAAACGTCAGAAGAAAGTGATGGTTCTGATCCAAACGTATCGTTGCAAGTCAGCAATGTGGCACAAGGGATGCAGTGGTATGTGGAAGATAGCGGTGGTGGCGTAGGTACAGAAGTAATCTTGCGAGTGGTCAATTCGCTGAACATGAATGGCGATGCAGACCTTGAAGAATACTTTACTGTGTTGGATTGCAAGATTGATGAACAGTGGATTACCTTTACGCTTGGCAACGCATATAGCGCACGTACACGCAGACCAATAGATAGATACATGAAGAACAACTGTCCGTTTGCTTATAAAGGTTTACGCTGTGCTTATAACGGCAACTTGCCTGAATGCAAGCATACGTTGGCAGATTGCAGAGAGCATAACAACAGCGCAAGGTTTGGCGGTTATCCCGGCATTGACCAGAAGGGGGTTTATGCACAATGACGTTCACGGATTTGATAGGTGTGCCTTTTGTTGATAAAGGGCGTGATATAAATGTTGGTTTTGATTGTTACGGGTTGGTAAAGGAAGTATACAGGCGGTATGGATATAACATTCCCGAATATGACGACCAGTACAAAAGTTATGACGATATGTGCAAAATCAGCGAACTGATAAAAGGCAACACAAAACATTATCCGTGGAAAGAGATTACAGAGCCGAAAGCACCTTGCCTTATTGCAATCCGTTTTGGATCACCGGACGGAGTGGTAAACCACACTGCGGTATATATTGGCGGTGGCAAGTTTATCCACACAAGAGAACGTGTCGGTGTCTGTATTGATAGAATCAGTAATCCTGCATGGCGCAGAGTAATTGTGGGATTTTATGAATATATAGGTGATAAAGAATGATAACATTAGTAATCGTTACAAATCCGTTTTCTCCGCAGGACGGCAGGACAGTATCGCAAATTGAATATAACGGTACGCTTGGGAAACTGCTGAAAGAAAACACCGTTGATGGCGTTGAAATGCAGGCCACGGTCAACGGATATAGTGTTGACAATGATTACCAAATTAAGAATGACGATTTTGTTGTTATCTATCCCGTAGTGGCAAAAGGCGGTGGCAAGGGCGGCAAGGGCATTCTTGGCATTGTTGCCGCTATTGCTTTATCTGTGGTGTCATTTGGTATTGCCAGCGGCGGATGGTTGGCATCCAGCGGTTTTTTTGCGGCAGGACATTTGGGTGCATATATGGCTGCGGCAGCGGTCATGTTCCTCGGTTCTTCTTTGATTGGCAGAATGGCTGGGCAGAAAATCGACACAGGTGGATTTGACGGAGAGAACGAGCCGACATATTCCTGGGGTGGCGTACAGACAATGGAAGGGCAAAATAATGCCGTTTCATTGACGTATGGCAAAGTAAAAAGCGGTGGTCAGACCATAGGCAAGTTCGTTTCGTCAGAAGATAATGACGAATACCTGAACTGGTTGATAGCGGCTGGCGAAGGCCCGTTGACCATTACAGACATTAAACTGAATGACAATGCGATTGACAACTATTCTAATGTTACGTGCGAAATCAGAACAGGAACGAACGATCAGGAAGTAATTCCGTATTTTAATGATACATACTTTACTAAAAATCTGTCTTACCACATGACTACGGTTGACCAGTGGTATACGGATACCGCACAGGGAACGGCAACCGAAGGATTAATTTTTAAAATTGAATTTCCTAATGGCTTGTTTCACGGCAACGACGATGGCGGTTTTTCCACAAACGTAGTCGAAGTTGAGATGCAGTACAAGCTGACATCGAGCGAAGCGTGGATAGACCTTGGCACGTTTAGTATTTCTGGTGACAGCAATAAAGCAATTCGCAAGGAATACAGAGTAGATAATATAACTCCCGGTGCGTATGATGTCCGTGCGAAAGTTGTATCGGTTCGGCATAGCAGTGCCAATCGTGACCAAAAGGAATGTTATTTTACAGGTATTACCTCTATTGTTTATGATGATTTTATTTATCCTTGTCAGGCGTTGATTGGCATTAGGGCGAAAGCAACGGATCAGTTGAACGGTTCTCCGTCATTGTCGTTTATGAAAGAACGGCAAACAGTTTTAGTGTACAATCCACATACCGCAGAATACGAACAGCATTTAGCCAATAATCCGGCATGGGCATGTTACGACTTACTGCATCAGGCAAGGGAATTAAAGAATGTCAACACGGACGAAATGGAAATAGAGGTTCGTGGTGCAGCGAAGGAGTTAATGCGTTATGACGATTTTGCTGAATGGGCGGCATGGTGTGACGAGAAAGAGTATTTTGTAAACATTGAAATTAATACGGTTGGCGAATTGTTAGAAATTGCCAATCAGAAAATTGCTCCTATTGGTCATGGATTAGTGGTGCGGTTCGGCACACGCTATGGTTGCATTTACAACCATGTACAGACACCTGTGCAGATGTTTGGCATGGGCAACATTATAGAGGGCAGTTTTAGCGAGGACTTCTTAAAGGTTTCCGACAGGGCAAACTGTGTAGAGATTACGTTTAACAACAAGGACGCAGGATATGAACGTGAAGTAATTACTATCTATGGTGACACCTACGATTCTGACGGATATGCAAAAACGGCACAAATGACGTTTGACGGCATCACCGATTACAAACAGGCATATCGTGAAGGGATGTATCAGTTGTACAGTAATAAGTATTTGTTGCGCACAGTGACATTTACTGCTGGAATTGATTCTATTGCCTGCACAGTTGGCGATGTTGTTATGGTCAGCCACGATGTACCACGTTGGGCAAACAGTGGACGCATTGAAAGCATTGATGGCGCAACATGGGTGTTACCGATAGAGTTAGAAGATTTAACGAAGTCGTATAGAATCCAGTGGAGAACGCAGAACGATAATCTTTACACAAGGGCGTGTGAAGTTGTTTCTTCTGCTGATGGATGGACAACGATAACAGTAAGCGGAACTTTGCCGGAAGAAGATATGCCGCAAGCCGGTGATATATTTGATATTGCGGTTGCGAACATTGGAAGTAAGCCGTTTGTAGTGAAATCTATTACACGTTCGCAGGATTTTGAACGCACCATTAGTTGTCTTGAATACAACGAAAATATTTATGATGAAAATTATGATATTCCTGTAATTGATTACGCACAATGGTATGGTGAACCAGGGAACGTAACAGGATTGGTTGCTACCCTGTCACAGAGCAAAAACGAATTTGGCGACAACATTGGTAAACTGCAATGCAGTTGGAACATGCCGGATAAGGGCGATAGGTTCACAGTGTTGTTGTCAACCGATGGTGAGAACTGGACTATTGGTAAAAGCAATATAACAGGAAATACATGTGAACTTGATGTTCTGCCTAACACAACGTATTGGGTAAAGGTTGTTACTTTACTTGGCGTAAATCAGAGCAGCGGAACTGTTGCTGGCCCGATATATCCTACGGGTAATGGTGCGTTACCTGTGGTTACAAACCTTGTTGGCAATACGATTTATCGTGGTGTTAAGAATGGTGAAGTGCGGTACGAAATTCACCTTATATGGGATGCTCCGTTATTAGCAAATTACCGAAACTGCGATATATGGTACAAAACTGATAATGCCAGAACATCTGATATTTCCATGACGCAGGGCGTGGCAATCAGTGAATTAGGCTATCAGAACAAATGGCAATATGCAGGACAAGGATATTCCGATTTTACATTAAGCGATGTTACAACAGGCGACAAGTATCGTTTTGCGGTAGTTACCAAAGATATGTTAGGCAATAAAAATCTGATCGAAACATCGCCAATGGTAACAGTAACCGCAAGCGCACGGACGGAAACGCCTAACACACCTAACGGATTTGGTATCACGTATGGCAATGAAATTAAAGCAAGTTGGAAAGAAGTTGCCAATACAGATATTGCATTCTATGAAGTTCGTGACGATGTGTATTGCGGCAATGAAGATGGACACCTGTTAGCACGTACAAGCGGAACATTAACAACATTAACATTGACAACACGGACAGGCACATTGTTCTTGTTTGCCAAAAGCGTACTTGGTAAATACTCCGCTCCTGCAACACTGATTTACGCCAAAGAAGCACCGCCAAAACCTGATAAGCCTGTTTTGAGTGCTAACCTTGGCAGTATCAATATAGTGGCAGGTGCAATTCCCAATGGTTGTATGGGAATGAAAGTCTATATCGATGGTGATGGCATCGTATCAGCATTTACGGAAAACAATACCTATACGCATAGCTGTGAAGCAGGCATCTATGATGTAAGTGTTGCATATGTGGATATATTCGGTGAGGGCGAACGGAGTACAGAAGCGAGAATAGTCATTAAAAAGACTGTCGACGCAAAATTGTTAGAAGACGAAGCTATCAATATTGCGAAAGTCGATGGTGCGATTAAAGCGGCACTGGAAGATGCTACGGAAAGTGCAAAGGATTTAATTACTGTACATGGCGATATTGCTACAGTAAACGAAACACTTGCGGCTGTACAGGCACAGGGCGAGGGAGTGCGTACAGAGGTAGAAAATACCAACGGACGCATCTCTGAAATGATTACGAACCTGAATAAAGGTGCTAACAATACCACCTATGCTTCGATTACGCAATTGAATAGAACTGTTGAGGGATTGCAAAGCACTGTTGAGGAATTGGTGGTGACAGGTGAGGGCGACACCACAGAGATAGCGGTGCTGAAAAGCGAAATCCAGCAGACCAAAGCGGATTTAACATCCACAGTGAGTATGCTGAATAGTTCGCCAACGGCAGAGGGGCAATACTCATCCATTACGCAACTGAAGCAGACAAGCGATGGCATTTCTGCAACAGTGACCGCCAATAAGAGTACCGAAACGAGCCACTACAATGCGGCTATTGCGGCTGTGAACGTACAGAAAGACAGAATATCCTCTGTTATTACTAACCTTGATGATATTGATAAGGCAAGCGAAAACTACTCTGCTATAGCACAGTTACAGGATAACATCGAACTAAAGGTAAGCAAAAATGGCGTAGTATCTGCAATAAACCTTACTCCCGAAACGGCACGAATCAAAGGTAAGCTGATAACATTAGATGGCGACACATCCGTAAATGGTTATTTTTGGGCGAATGCGGTACAGGCAAAAAGTATTGACGCAAGCAAGCTGAACGTATCCAGCTTGTCAGCATTGACGGCTACCATCGGAACATTGCAGACCAAAACAAGTGGCGCAAGAGTTGTGATTAAAGATAATCTGATACAGGTATATGATGCGAACAATAAACTACGTGTGAGGTTGGGCGTATGGTAATTTACATCACAATAGCGGTAATCATAGTGATTGCCGCTATCCTTATTTATAAGCGAAAAAAGAGGTTTGCAGACATGGCACAAGGATTGCAAGTATTTAATGAAAGCGGAAAATTGATTTTCGATTTAAGTCACAGCACTTCAAGATTTATTGGACAATACGATTTATCAAATACTTGGAGGAACAATCCTGTTAGCAAAACAATCAACGTCACAAAAAGTTCTAATTCCGAACGCATATTTTTTTATTTACAGATGTTAGAACCTGATATGACGCTGAATGATGGATTCAACGGTGGACGTGCTTTTGCAATAATCAATGAAAGCAATTCTACAATTAATTTTACCTGCCGTTATGGGAAGTTTAGGATTTATTATGGAGTGTATGTGCCATGAGTAATTATTTGGAAATTATAAACGATAAAAGCAATATCATAATCAACGAGTCCTTTGAAAACCTAACGCTATTGCGAAAAACAGTGATAAACAAAGAAGGTGACGGAGCAAAAAACGACACATATACGTTTAACAGTTCAGGCTATGCTGGCATCAATAATTCTACGGGCAATAGTGATTATCCGTATTGGTATCATGTTTTAGTTCCTGCAAATCCCAACATTATAACTTTTGTTAATTGTGAATTGCCTGATGTTCCTATTCATATATGTGATATATGTGCATACGAAACCAAATTAAACGCAAAACTGATTACTGTCTTTATTCCTAAAAACAAAACGATTGATTATGTAAAAGGAAAATTAGTTGTATATGAGTTTTCTTTTTCGGGAATCGAAACATCTAACGGAATGGGATTAAAACTGTACAACGATAGCGGAAAGTGCCTGTTTGATTCAAACATGAAGTATTTGAATATTATCAAAGCAATGACATATCCTGATGATATAAATGGTGCTTCGTGGGGTGCAGATAAAGTAGCGGTACATTTTAGTGACTTTAGAATGATAATTGGCAGGGGTTCAGGTTCAACTGTGAATTTTCCTTGTTGTCTGTTTAACGAGAATAAAACTTTTACGTGGAAAAGAATACGACTTGTAAATCAAAATCAGTATAAAAACAATATTTGGGGTATAGGAAGTGTAAACTTGGACGAGATAGACGATGGGGCATCTCGTGAAGAAATATTGCTTTACTCTCCCATGCTTGTTGCAGACGTAACTAACTACTAAAGGAGGAATCCCATGA